CGGACTGGAGCGTCGCGTCCGAGGTGGACGGCATCGCGGCGGCATGGTGCTTCTAGGAGGTGGTGATACCATATGTGTGCAAAAGCAATCGACGGTGCAAAGCTTGAATATTTCGAACAAAACAGCAGCAAAGAAGCTCTCATTGCCTATCTGAACGGGGCGGCGGCGAACTGGTGGACACGAACGCAGCCCGATACCGGAGCAACGACAGTCTGGTATCAGGATACGGCCGGTAGCGGCGGATGGGCCGCGCAGACGGAATCCAAAGGCATCCGGCCTGCGTTCGTCGTTAAATCAGATACAAAGGTCATCAAGAACGCTGATGGAAGCTACTCGATAGCCACAACCTATGTCATAACCTACCTCCCCGGAATGAACGGCACGGGAACGGCGCAATCTGTGACCAAAAACCAAGGCGAACCGCTTACACTTGCCGGAGCCATCTTCGGCCGTGATGGCTACACCCAAGTCGGTTGGGCCACAACGGACGGCGGGGAGAAAGCATATGACCTTGGCGGCACATACATGACAGACGCAGTTGCTACGTTTTATCCTGTTTGGCAAAAGAATGCGCCGCAGCCTCCTACGCCTGATCCAACACCCGGATATGTTTATGCTGGCGAGCACGCAGAACGAGTCAGAGACTATCTTGCGCAGCTGCGCACGCCATTTACAAAGCTCTGTCGGATTCGTTTCCTGCAACCGGACGGAAGTACAGCCTTTGCGCTCGATAATAATCCGCTCGGACGGAGAAATGGCACGTTTATTCAAGAGGGAAGCATCACCTGCAATCTGCAAAACGGCCAGAGAAGGACAGCGAGCATAACGCTTTCGAACGTAGACGCCGAGTATGACTATAATGTCAACAATATCTGGTTCGGTCAGCAGGTGGCAATCGATGAAGGACTCATTCTCTCGGATGGTTCGGAATACTACATCCAGCAGGGGGTCTTCTACATCCAAGAGCCGCAGGAGACGATGAACCCCAATCTTCGAACCATGACGTACCCGCTTGTAGACAAGTGGGCATACATTGATGGAAGCCTGTTTGGTCGGCTTGAAGCAACATATGAGGTTCCGGTAGGGACGAATATCTTTGAACCCGTGGCGGCGCTCCTGAAGCTCGACAAGGGCAACGGATACCCCATTGACCATGTGACGCCGGTTTTCACGAACTACTACAATGGGAAGACGCAGGCGCTTCCGGATGGCACGACAGCTGCGCTGACAGACTCGCCATACACGCTGCGTGTAGACAGCGACGACGGAACGATCGCGGATGTTGCACTCGGCATGGCGGAGATGGTAAACGCATGGGTAGGGTACGACCAAACGGGAACATTCAGAATGGAACCGTCGCAGGATGACATCGTTGATACGGACAAGCCGATTCTCTGGCAGTTCTCAATGGATGAGGCACAGCTTCTTGGTGCGACTTACACGGTCAAAAACACGGAGGTTTTCAATGACTATATCGTCCTTGGCGAGCAGACTGATAACTATCCGCAGGCGTCCGGAAGAGCGCAGAATCTTGACCCGAGCAGCGATACAAACATCAACCTCATAGGTAGAAAAACCTATCGGGAAACGGCCTCCGGATACTATACCACGACGCAGTGCAGAGATCTCGCTGAGTGGAAACTGAAAAGAACGACAGTTCTGCAGAAAGCAGTATCAATTCAGTGCATACAGATGATGCATATATTTGAAAACAGTCTTGTTGAAATCGTTAGGACGGACAAACCGTCTTCACCGGTAGAACGGCATCTGATTCAAGGATTCACGCGTCCACTTACCAGCAACGGGACAATGACAATCAACGCCGTATCGGTTGCTGACTTCCCGATTGCGACGATCACGAGCTGGCCGAAGTGAGGAAGGGGGTGCTGAAATGGCTGAAAGGAAAGCTGCGCAATACATTCTCAAGCTCAAATCCGGAGAGACCTTCGACGTAATTGAGGAAACGAATTTGTACTGGGTCTGCAAAGGAACTCAGTTCAAGAAGACAAGCAGGCAGATTGAACGTGTGACACGGCGAAAAGCCAGAAAGGGCGCAAACGATGAGTGAGATTGGTCCCGTGCTCAACAACCATGGAGCAAAACTGTGCAGATCATTCACCGACACAGCATACGGAATCAGTGCCTGTATTCATTTCTTCTGCGGCAAGTGGATTCCACCTCCCGCTGTGAAATAAAAACCCATAGTGTCCTGCGCTGAAAGGGCGGCGCAGAAGGGCCGAAGAGGGCCGCGAGCGAAGCAAAAGATGGCTGCGTTCGCGGCTCTCTTTTGCTTCGTCAATATCGAATGATTGGAGAAAAGCAATGGAAACTTTCAAAGATATCGTGACCATCTTTGGTGGGATTACTACGATTGGCGCTGTACTGGTGGTTCTGGTTAAGCCAATCCGTGAGTGGGTCATGGGGGATAGCGCGATCAAGGCCGGAATGAAGTGTCAACTTCGTTCTGACATGCTGCACACCTATTACAAGAATAAGGACACACAAAAGATCCGCCAGTACGAAGCCGAAAATTTCGAATATTCGTACAAGGCGTACAAGGCACTCAAGGGCAATTCTTTCATCGACAAAATCAAGAAGGAAGTGGACGAATGGGAAGTGGTGTCTTAAAAGGAATGGAATGGAGCAAACGCATTCTCATTTTCTCGTATCTGATGCTTGTTGTGTTTATCGTCATTTTCCTGGCTGTTGACGATAAAACAGCCGCTGCAACGGTACTCTGCGGGTGGATTGTAGAGGTTTCTGCAGCTACCGGATTTTATTTCTGGAAAGCAAAGAACGAAAATAGAAGCAAGTACGCACTCCAATTTGTACGGGAACTGGCGGAAAAGCATGGCTTGGATGCAACCGCACGAATCATTGAAGCAGTCCTTAAAGACTGAGAAGGGGAAACTATTATGAAAAACAGCTGGTGGCAAGTCATCATCGAGAACCTTTTTAAGGTCAAGTCACTCGTAACAATCATACTCACAGGTGCGTTTGTTGCAATGGCACTTCGTGACAAGGTAGAGCCGAAGGACTTTTATTCCATCATAGTGATGGTTCTGACGTTCTACTTCGGCTATCAGAGTGCCAAGAGCGAAGATAAGAACAGCACACAGAACGGTAGCCAGGAATAAGGCTTTAGCTTCGCAAAAGGAGGAATATCAAATGACCATTCAGGAAGCAAAGAAAAAACTGCTCGACATTGCGGCAGCTGAAGAGGGTTATCTGGAAAAAGCGACGAACGCAGAGCTCGACAGCAAGACTGCGAATGCAGGCAGAAACAACTACACGAAGTACGCTCTGGACCATGCCAAATGGGGGACCTACCATGCTCCCAAGCAGGGACTCCCATGGTGTGATATGTTTGTAGACTGGTGCTTTATCAAGGCATTCGGACTTGCACTCGGCATGAAAGCAACCTGCCAACCGAAGGGCGGCTATGGTGCTGGCTGTACGGAATCGTATAACTACTACAAAGCCGCAGGGAAGGCCGTTCCTGTCGCAGAAGTGCAGGAGGGCGACCAGATTTTCTTCGGAAAGCCCGGAAGCATGACGCACACTGGAATCGTGTATAAGGTCGATAATGCGCGGATCTATACCATTGAGGGGAACACCAGTTCCGGCAGCAACACTGTGATTGCGAATGGCGGCGGCGTTTTTAAAAAGTGGTACTACAGAAATTCTGCCTCCATCGGTGGAATTGGCCGTCCCAAGTGGGACGTACTTGGCAGCGAAGATGCTAAGCCCACTACGTCAACTTCTTCAACCCCAACGACAGTGAAGTATTCTGAGTTCCAAGGTGGAATCTTCGCCGAAATCCCGTTTTCCCGTATTGACCGAATTGAGCATATCAAGATGGCAGACGCGAGAGGGGAAACAACCGGCAGTGTTGCAATTCGCGCTACATGGAATGACAGATTCCCCGATATCGTCATCAATGCGGAACTCTTCAACTACGGCAAGTACACGCCGGCATCCGGCGTAAAGCACAAGGGAACGATGGAATATCAAGGGTGGCAGCCGTTCATCGGCTTCAAGGACTATAAGACGCCCATTCAGGAGGCCCGTGGAGCCGTCACGTCGCCCGATGCAGTCGGGGGCTACCCTGCTATAGTCCAGAACGGTGTGAAGGGATTCACGGTTCCCAAGGGCCTTGAAGGCAACAAGTACCGGACGGCCATGGGGCTGAAGGGTAAGGTGCTCGGCATCATCGTCACAGAGAAACAAGTCCCGATGGACGTTGTTGCAAACAAGTTCGTCGCTGAGAAGTACGAATTCGCAATCAACCTTGACGGCGGAGCTTCCAGCAGCTACGTCACACCAACTGCTGCGTGGGCACGCCCCAACAAGCTTCGTGGATTTGTGGCGATCTGGCTCAAAAGCGGTAAGGGCAACTATCTTAGCAAACGGCAATATGGCAATCATGCCGTTCAGCCGAAGCCCGTGAAGTCGGAAAACTGGATTGAGACAGATAAATCCGCAGCGAACGGCGTAAAGATGAAGGTCACGGCCAGTGAATTGAATCTTCGTGCAACCGCATCTACCAGCAGTGAAGTCCGATTTGTCCTGAAATACGGAGAAACGGTCACATGGTACGGATATCAGACGAAGAGCTGGTACTACGTCAGAACCGTGTCCGGCAAGGAAGGCTATGTCTACAAAGCATACGTGAAAAAGGTATGAAAAAACCGGGAGGTTAATTCCTCCCGGTTTTTTCTTCGCCATAACTGCAGAAATCGTCTTCACGCTCCAATCTTTAGAGATTGCTCAACGTCCCGTCACCGACGATAACAGCGTTTGTCATGCTGCTTCCGAGAACGAAGACAGTGACCTGCGTGCCGACAGCTGCATTCTCCATGCTGGAGACGTAGGGGAGAGCGATTTCTTTATCGAATGCTCGCTGAATGGTGATCTTGCCGTTTGCAGCCACTCGTGTGACCTGCGCCCGGAAATACCAAATGTTCGATCTTGTCAGTTCTTCAATTTTCGGTTTGAAGTAGTCCCAGAGACGGTCAGCAAATCGCTTCATTTCCTGATTTTCATCCATGTTTATTGCCCTCTACTTCCAATGGCGTGCTGTTCAAAAGCACTGCGCCTCTCCGATGATGCGGCAACATTAACGCTGCTGCACCCACGCTTTCGGCTTCGACTGTGACTTCTTCGTTATCTTTGTCATCGTACACAACAAGGAATGTGTAGCGGTTCTTGACAACGTTCGTGTGGAGTTTACCTCCCATACATTCACTCCCTATACGTTGATATCAGATTTGAGCAGCAAGGCGGGGCGGACGCCCTGCGGCATATATGCAACTCCAATGCCCCTGTCTCCGCTTTTCCAGACACGCCACACAAGGCAGAATACATCTGGGTTCGTAATGGGAACCCGCGTGCTGACCGCCGGCGTGACGAGCCACCAGTCATCCTTGTTTTCGGGAATTATGTCTTCGAATTGTCGGTGCTGCCAAAGCGTAAGGGGCGCTGCTTTGACCGTGATATTACCATAAGTCATACCGCGGTCGAGGCAACTCAGGTCAACTTCAAACGGGAGAATGGCTGCAGCTTCCTCGGGAGTACGCGGCAGTTTTTCTACCCATTTGTCAATGTGCTCCTTCAAATCAGAGCAGGTATAATCGCTGAGTTTTTCTATGTCCGCTCTGTCATTGAAGGGAAGCTTTTCCGTGCTCTGCGCCAACAGTACAAGCGCAGCGCCATCACCCTGAAGCAAAACAACGAATCTCTCACCTGCGAACTCAAAAGTTTTTCCGGGGATGATCTCTGAAAGTTTCTTCATGGCTGCCTCCAATTCTCTATTTAAATCTCTCTTAATCCTCCTGGCATAACATCAAAAATGCCGGCCGCGTCTTTTCCTTAATCTCTTTTTGCACATCTTCCGTTGCAAGCTCGTGCGTGAAAACTGGACGCTGCAAAAGCTGTTCCACATAATCCTCCTGGCATAACATCAAAAATGCCGGCCGCGCCTTTTCCTTAATCTCTTTTTGCACATCTTCCGTTGCAAGCTCGTGCATGAAAACTGGACGCTGCAAAAGCTGTTCCACATAGTTGTGAAACTCCCAAAAGCCACACATCAACACGCCAGTATAAGCCGATACGATAAGGCGTTCCTGTTTCGTCATAATATCCACTCACTCTTTCCAGACGTTTGCGACCGTGAAGGTCATACGCAGCCGACAGTTGACATCTGCGAGCGTTACCATATCGGCCAGCTTGTACATTTCAGAAATGCGATTGCGGATGCTGTCATTGAGAATGTTGACCGGGAGAGGGAAGTCGACGTAGACGAACGTGTTCCGATCTCGTACCTCCAGATCGTCCGCGTGCCACGGAGTACGCAGCGCCTTCGCAATCGCAGCTCCGTGTTCCTTGAGCTTGTTGTAGACCTCAACTTTCGCGGGGACCAGCTCGTTCCCGTGGAAAGCCTCATCCTTGGCCAGCATTGCAGCCACCATATCCTGAATATCCATTGCCATTTGTTTTTCCTCCTATATTTTTTGATGTGCCCGTGAGGGCTTACAGTTATGATTCTACCGAAAAAACAGATTTGTCCCGCGTGGATTAAAGTATATTTCGCGGACGTGCTTTTTCTATGTCCAACAAATGATCTGTAGCTTCCGCAACCCAAAGCACATCTTCTGATTCCAGAATCCTATTTAGTGCATCACGTGCCGCTGATTTCTTGAGGGAAATAAATATGTTATCATCTTCGGTTTCGGTTGAAATCCTTGCCAGATTCTCAGCAGCTTTCCCAGAAATGCCGAGTGTAGAAGCTGCAACTTGAATGTTTCGCTCAACACTTTCAATGTTTGTTACACCTAGCAGCCAGTCCGTAGATACGCTGAAGTATTCTGCGATTTTGGCGATATTCTCCCAACTGGGCTGTCCAGAACCGTCACAGTATGCAGATACAGACTGTCTTGCCTTCAGGCCGAGATAATCCGCTAATTCTTGCTGCGATACAGTTCTGTTGATTTTCCCTGCGTCCCCACGCATGAGCCTACGAAGACGAGTGGGGAATGGCTTGTAATAGTTGTCTGTGTAATTGAGCTTTTTGCGCGGCATATTATATACCCCTCATTTCCCGCACGTTCTGTGCCACGATCTTCACGGCCTCGTCGATGATTCTTGCATCGCGTTCGATGTTCAACCCGTAGTTGTTGCCCATGTCGTTCGCATCGAAATCAAGCTTGTAATCGAGACTGAACCGAATAGCCGAACGGGCACGTTCCTCGGAATACCCGGAAGCAAGAAGCACGCGAGATGGCTCATTGTCACCGCTGGAACACGCCGCGCCGGAAGAAACCATCAGGCCATCAGCGGCAAGCCGCAGGACAAGCGCGTGGTTTTCGATGCCTGGGAAAGAGATGTTTGCAATGTACGGAGATTGCTCCATCTGATGCCCGAAGCACGGACAACCGTTGAGCTGTGCATCCTGTACTTCATTCATGATACCATCAATTAGGCGGTCATGCAAGAATTCTGTTACTCCGTTGAACAAGTCCATATTGTCTGTACGGAACTCTAACGCCGATGCAAATGCAACAGCAAGGGGAACAGACGGCGTTGCAAAGTGGAAACGTTCTGTGACAGCCGCTGGGTTCTTGGCAATCAGAACGCCAATTCCAACCGGAGCACCGATCTTATGCCCTGATCCACATATGAAGTTTATGACGCTTTCACGGAAGTTGATTTTTTGCTTCCCCATGGCTGCGGTACAGTCGGAGAACGTCAAATCATACCCTGAAAAGGCACTCCTCAAATCATAGATTTCACCGGTTTCGTTGTTGGTGTGAATATGCACAAAACCACGATTACCATTCCGGCGGTCACTATATACCTTGCGGTCTGTCATGCTGGTTACGGCTGCATGTTCTACTTTCGTTACACGGATCTTTTTACATGCTTCCGTCATTCTCGTGATTGCAATCCTGCAAGCTTCTGTTGCAGAGGAAACGAAGAACACCTGTTCCGGCTCACACCCCAAGCACCGCGCCACAGTCTCTCTGGAGGATTCCAGCATCTTTCTGGCATCCTGCCCGAAGGAGTGCAGAGAGTTCGGATTTCCCCATATTGTTGCTGAAACCGCGTTGAAGGCGACCTTTGCGCATTGAAGCGCAGGAGAAGTAGCTGCGTGGTCAAGATAAATCATGCGCCCAACTCAACCTCCTTCGGCCAACGCGGCAGTGCGGCGGCACAGATTTTCTCGTAGATCTCCTTCTGCGCAAGCAGTGTATCGCGTTCCTTCTGCACTGCGCGGAGTGCATCTTCCAAACCAAATGGCGGGTTGATCGGAACACAGACCTTTTCGGGTTCTGGCTCTTGTGATGCGGCTACGGTACAAATAGGGGGGGGCCGTAAGCCCCAAGGAGACGAGAACAGCTTGGTCAACGAGTTTCATTTCTTCGGTCGTTAATGTACAGTAGTAGTTCTCCAAGCGTCCCTTATCGATTGTGTAGATGGCCTCGCAAAGTGCAGTAGACTGCTTGCCCATCGTTTCGATAGCAACGTGTGTTGGCATGGGCTTTTTCTCAGCGGTTGTGAGATAAACAATCTCTACAGTTTCGGAATATGTATTATTTTTGTCGTTGCTGACAATGATCGCCGGACGATTCTTTTTTTGCTCGGAGCCAACGGCACTATAGTCCTGACGAATCCAGAAAATATCGCCGCGATGGATCTTGATATCTAACATGAAATTGCATCCTTTCTGTGATTTTAATATGTAGAGGGGCAAAATAGCCCCATGATTCACTTTGCAACTGCTTTTTTCAGCACGCTGCTTGCCGAGAACTTGACCGAGAATTTTGCCGGAACGTCGACCGTTCCACCCGTGACCGGGTTTCTCGCGGTTCTGGCCTTCTGGTACTTCGCAGTGAACTTGCCGAAACCAGCGATAGTGACATCTTCGTGCGCAATGAGAGATTCTTCGATTGCTGCGAAAACGGCATCGATGGCCTCCAAACTGGCGGTCTTCGGCATGTTGGTCTTGCTGGCAACTGCCTGAACGAGTTCTTCCTTGTTCATGTGTAATCCTCCTTTCTCAAGAATGAATGGTGGGCCGTGTAGGTGTCGAGCCTACGACCGAGCCGTTATGAGCGGCTTGCTCTACCGTTGAGCTAACGGCCCATCAATCCCGGCTTAACGTACCGGACTTGAGGTCTTGTGCACAGACCAACGGCAAATCAGGTGGTTGCGCACCGGCGCTTATGTATCAGCAGTCCTGAAAGCGTTCCCAAAGGTGCTGCCTAGCTTGGAGTTTTATTATCCTCGTCCCCAAGCGTAACACGAGCGGAGATGGCGGATTCATCCAGTTCGACCACTAGTGAGTCTTTCCCGGCAAGCTGAACGGGACGTTCCAAAATGGACTTGTGCCGTCTCTACGAAGGTCTATATCCGCTTGACCTTTACCTTTTTGGCCGAAACACGCAAACGACTTTTACTGCGCTGTCGGCACGAGTGTTACCTCGCCCCGGTGGGTTTCCACCACTATATTCTGTTGGTTCCGGCAGCCCACGCATCAAGCGCAGGGGATATGATGGCTGTTCATCAAACTCCACTTAGCCGTTTCGCAACACAGTATTCCTGTGAATGCGGCACCATCATATATTGCAGCGTAGCGACTATCCCGCTTTCTGGCCCATATAGCTGCATTGTGCCTCGTTCTCCTTGGACACTGCGGGTACAGCGTCTTTAGCCGGTGGTCCTGCGGTATGCCCAATGCCGGCCAGCGGCGGGCCTGCTGTGCAGCGTTATGAATCCACCTTGTTATGATCTCGCGCGGAGAACCCCAACGGGCGGCTGGCAGGGGTAGCAGGATTTGAACCTGCGAATCTGGGAGTCAAAGTCCCATGCCTTAGACCGCTTGGCGATACCCCTGTATGCAGGCTCATGCAGCGGCGTCCCGCCGAACCAACCTGTAACCTTGACCAGAGCAGGCCCCGGTCGAGTAAGCGGCATTTCCGCTTAAAGCATGATTTGATGATTCCTTAAAGTCTCCACCTTGTTATCCTCATGATGGACGATCTGAGTGGGGAGTTCCCATTTCGCTTGTTTACTCCCAAACTTCGCTATCGGCTATATCAACCCGACGACACCACTGCCAGATGTGGAGGTTTCATTCCATCGGGGGAAGTCATCCGATGGCGGGCATGGTGCGAAGCGCCTTATCTGCGTCATTTAAACAGCGTTTTCTCTACATCGGCCGTAGCAGCTGATACTAACCATGCAGATTTGCAGACTTCGCTGGTGCGGCTCGGCAGAATCGAACTGCCTCGGGTCAGTTGCTCGTCGCTGCCCTTTACCAAATGCCGCGTGTTGCCACACTGACGCAGTGGCCGCGGAGGGTTGAACTTTATTTGTAGAAAGCGCCACGACTCCCACAAAAGGGCGCTTTGGTGGATGCGGCGGGGATTTGAACCCCGCATGGTGCAGGCAGTATGCGACGAGATTTGTTCCCGTCCGAGGTGGCTGCTTCAACCCCAATAGGTTTGAGTGTGCCGCGCTTTCCTGCACCGCATACCCTTGCTGCCTTCTCCATTCGGCCACGCATCCGTATGTTTCTATTCGTTGTTGCTTTTTGACACTAAGTACATAGCGTAAGAAATGCGTTCGTCGAACTTTACCGGATATTTTTCCATGAGATATTCCATGAGTTCATCCAGAGCCAACGCATGTACCGAACCTTCAAGTTCTGGATATTTCCCGATGATGCCGTGCTCCCTGATATTCCAAGTATCACGCCACCCGATTTCGTAGCACTGTTTCAGAATATCCGACAGATCGTATTTGTCCAATTCCGCTACAGCTTTCTTTGCTTCCTGGCAATAGTCAAACATCGGCGTTCTCCCTTCATCCTTTGACCGTCTTCTCGCTTAGATTCTCACATCACGGAAATCTTCCCGGAACCATTACGTTGTGGGCTCTACGTTCTCTCGAACCTCGATCCACCTACCGTGCAGTTTTCAGCGGGCATTTTCATTCTTTGTGGGGTGAGACGGGAACCGCCCACATCAGCCGGGAGCGACCCGGCAACTGGTGGAACCGACCAGACTTGAACTGGTGGCCTCCTGATCCCAAATCAGGCGCGCTACCAACTGCGCTACGGCTCCATATTGGCGGCAGATGGAGGTGTCGATCCCCACGGCTTTCGCCGCGCACTGTTTTCAAGACAGGCTCCGAGGCCGCTCGAATTCATCTGCCGTATTGGCTGGAGGTTTTGCACCATGCACGATCAGGAGTCGAACCTGACCGTTTGGGGACTCAAACCCCGCTGCACCTCCAAGGATGACCGCCACCCTATATTGCGCGGAATTGGTTTCGTCACCGCACTATGAGCCTTTAACCAAGCCTGCTCTTTGTCTGTTTCCCGAATTATTGAACAGCAGTCAACGTTGCGTGTTACGCGCGATATTCACCAACGATTTTTGCCCGCGCTGTTGTGTTTGGCGTACCAGCGCAACGAGGACTTTCATGGGTTCCGATTTTCTACACAGCGGAACGCTTGTGCGAACTAGCCAAACTCGGATGGTATCTCAACACCTTTCGGCGATGAAATCTTTCAATACTTTTTCTGCAAATTCAAGCTGCGACCGGATGTGTTCATAGTGGCCTGAATACAAGATTGTTTTGATACAGCAGACGCTATCGATTGCATCCCGCACGTCCTTGTCGGTACTGTCAAGTGCCGCATAGACCGGCAGATTGTCTTTCTGAATTACATCACGATACCATGTGTTGAAACCAGTGTGTATGTCTGTACATCGGGAATATCCGGCTTCAAAGCCTGCACTGTACACCTCAAACAGGAGCGATTTAAGCTGCGCGTCGCTGAAATCAACCGACCTGATATCGTTCATGCTCCTGACCCCGTGTACCTGTACTTGCACGTTTTCCACGGCTCGACGCACGATTCAAATATGCAAACAGCACCTGAATATCCGGGCTTTCCGCAGTATTCGCACATCAGCTCTGGATACAGCACCTTCATTGCGAAAAGAAGCCGCGCTCCGTCAGGACCGACAAACATCGGCTTTCCTTCCGGCGCATAGTGACGGATCTGAACCGGAATCTCATCCCGCGTGTCGTAGTAGTTGACAGAAACCGGGCGCGATGCACTGTCTACAACAACGTAGACGTTTTTTGTGCCGTTTGTCAAGTAACGAATATCAAGACTCATGATTTACCTCCGTTTGAATCTATCTTGTGTCTGAGTTTTTCCCTCGCTTTGTTGAATTCGAGCGTTCTGTCATCAACATTCTGATCTTCGATTTCCGAGACGTAGACGCTTTCTCCACAGTTCGTGCAACAGGGGTCCTTCTCAATATAACTGAAACGCACCCCACAAATGTTCAATCTCACGCGCTGAGACTTTATCGAATACTCTGTTTTCTTACCGCACCTGATGCAGTACGCTGTGCCATTATCACTCATCTTTGGTCCGCCTCTACACATCTACGGACGATTTCTATGTACCTTCTTGCTGCTTCTTCGATATCATTCAATGCGGACTCTTGCAGTTTTCCGGCATCTTCACTCATGCCCTTTATGATGGCAAGTTTTGAAATATCAGAGTATTCACAAAGACATTGATCGTGGCGTCTTTTTGCAAACCTTCTGTATCGAATGACGTCTCTGACACGAAGAAACGTGACCTTTTTCCGGATGAAATCTTCCCCTCTGTTGTAATACAGCGAATCCAGATCGATATCCCATTTGTTTGGGGAAATGAGATAGTAAGCGTAGAATTCTTCAAAAGTCAGGTGTGCATGGCCGTCGTGCTCGTCACCGAAAACATCACAATTGATTTCGCATTCCACATAAAGGACAAGTGGAAGTACAAAGAAGAGACTTCCAAGAAGAACAACAGGAATTATTTCTCCGTTCATAAGTTTCCTCCATTTTGTCACAGCCAATCACTCTTGGCCCCAGATCTGCCATTACTCAACGCCTAGACGCGGCATTGCGCCGTTGGTCTGCGTCGCCACACCCGTTTTTCTTCCATCTTTCACGCCTCACAGCGAACCGTCTGGAAGCCAAGAGTAATTGACCACGGAACTTTTCAGCCCTGCGCCGGTGCATCGGTCGCATCCGTTTTTTTTACACATTAAGCCGGAGCCAGCTACTGTAATTCTGCGCCCTGTCGTACTTGCACTACCTACAGGCCGAGCGGATGGCCGGATATATCGTTTCACCAAGCCTTTGGAACTTCAAAACTTTCCCTGGGTCCGCCGCAATACCCATGTGGTTGCGATAGAGTGCTCGGCCGCGCATGACCGAAGAAATAACACAGTCCATAGCTACCTTCAGCGATTGTAGTTTATCGAACACACCGGTTGCAAATCCGGTGGACGGCCTATCCTCGCTACTTCTTGTGAAATTTCTTTGCGCTACACTCTACCGCATGGACCAGCATACGAGACTCGAACTCGCGCTCTCAGTTTGGAAGACTGATGTGCTACCGCTACACCAATGCTGGGTGCTGCACCCCGTTTTACACGGCTTCGGGTGCGCTCTTGACCGAAACCCACAGCTGATCTTCTCAAATCAGAGCACCGGAATCTCTAACATGTCCCGGCGAGCGCCTGTGCTTACGTGGGTGACGCTTTTCTTTATCAGAAAGGAGGCCATATGCCGTGCCGCAGGAAAACAAATGAAAAAACTGCGGCTGGTGGTGGGAATCGGATTCGAACCGATACGGTATGGTCGTGAGCTATCCCGCGCACCTGCTCCCATCGTGTACCGGGTTGAACGGAACCCGGCGAGTTTTAGTTTTCTTGGTTTTTCCCGCTGGCCTTCTGACTGTTTGTTTTCTTGGTTTTCTTGGTTTTGCCTACGCTGTCTCCGGCTGCTGGAATTGCTTCAACCGGAGCTGCCCGAAAAAATTATCTCCGTTAACCTCCAAACGTTCGATATTTCTTTGAGCTTGACGGTCTTTTTCTTCCAGCACTATCTTTGTCATGCGCCGCTTCTTGCGGCTGGTGAGTTTGCCGGAATAGATCTGTGTCGTTGAAACTGACTCATGCCCGAGTTTGGACTGCAGTTCCTCAATGCTCATCCCACTGTTCAGGTCAAGCCGCGCACCGATGTGCCGCAGGTCGTGGGATCGGATATCATCTACACCGGTTACGGATTTCACATGACGCCGGACCACGTTTGAGAGCCACTGGCGCGTCCCTGCGTGCCACTCCGCGCCTTTGTTGGCTCCCTGAAAGTCTCTGGTTGCCTCTGTCCCAAAGAGTGGGGCATGGTCGCCTGCAGTCTCTGGCCGGATTCCACTATTCAGATAAATCCGCATGGCGGTTTGCGCGAGGAGAGGGAAGTCCACGGACCTGTATTTATCGCCCTTGCCATGCTCGACGATCAGCTCTGAGTTTTCCCAGTCCAAGTCACTCGGCGTGAGCACCAAAAGTTCTTTGTTGCGGATCTCTGTAGTCAGTAGCAGAACGACGATGGCGTAATTCCGCTCCCAATATTCTGGCCGTCTGAGCTTTTGCGGAGGATTGTTCCGCCACAGGAGAAGAACTTGCTCGTCTGTGAGAAGTTCGTCATACGGGCGCTTGTCCCGCTTTCTGGTGTCCGGCAAAAGTAGGGAACCAACTGGATTCTGATCGTACCAGCGCTTATCTCCAAGCTGCGCAGAAGATGCAAACTTGTAGAAGCTGCCCAAAACTTTCAGATACTGCTTAATTGTCGACGGCTTTTTCCCGTCACGCCGCAGCTGGTCTCGCCACGCCTGAATGTCTATGAAACTCTCTTCGCGCTTGTCCCACCGGCCATTTTCCAGCATGAAGCCGGAGAAGTATTTGAAAATCCGCTCTTCGTTTTCGATTGTTGTTTCTGCGCGCCCGATCGCTCTCAGGTTGTCTTCGTAAGCAATCATCGCTTCGCGGAACTTCTCATATCCATTTGGGAACGCCACTTGAAATCCCCCTTACACTTTTTATTTTACTCGGACCTCCAAATGATTTAGGTCATATTGTTTTGGTCAGAAACATTCTTGAAACTCCGAGAACCAGAACAAATCCAGAACTTTATTCGATGCCAAGAAATTTCTGGTTGATTTTTTCGAGTTGTTCAACGTATGTCGGGTACAAATAATTTTCTAACGCAGATTCGACTTTCTTTGCGTAGTCTTCTTTCCCGGAAATGCGCAGGAAATCTGTTGCAATCTTCCAGTATTCTCTCCGCGCGCGGATGTATGGGTCTTGGTACTGCTCGAAAACTGGCGTGTATCCGACCGGATAGTCAAGACCGAAGAGCTCCTTGTACCCTTGCGAAATCAAAGGGACAAACTCATCGATGAACTTCGCCTCGTCCATCAGAAATGCGTCTTTCTCTCCGGTGACACACTCGCCATCCTCAGTGTAGAACTCGCCGTGGCTTGCGGCATATTCATACGCTGCTCGTTCGCGCGCCTTTGCGTCTTCATATGCCTGTTTTGCTTCTTTCATTGCGGCGTAGCGGGCCAAGCCCGTCACGCGCAATTCGTCCAACTGTTTCCGAATATCCTTCGTGATTTCCATATGATCCTCCTGCGCCTTCGCCACTCCTGGCGAGGCCGAGCGTCACGTTACCGGACGTCGCTTTCCCATTGCCAGACATCGCTGCCCTGTGCCTATCCTTGCTCATCCGTTGCATTTCTTTGCATTACCCTTCCCTGCCTTTGCATATCGGCGCGGCTCATCTCCTTGCCAGGTCACGCCTCACCTTCGCGTTTCAGAGCGTTCCCATGCAATCCTTATCCATCACACTGCGTGGAATTCCTTTACGTTTTCGTTGCCGCTCCGCACTTCGATTTGCACCGCTTTCCCTTTGCGAACCCGTGCATCGCCTCGCGGTTCCATGCCCCTGCAGTGCCACGCCATGCAATTCCATTCAATTCCATTCCAATGCATCGCCCCTCGACACGTCGCCTTTCCCTTGCAGCGCCCGGCCACACTATACACTGTGCCGATGCGCCGCTACGCTCGACTCTTCCCTGCCTTACCTTTGCGTGGCTACTCGCTTCTCAACTAATCCTTTGCATTTCTCGGCAGAAGGTAGCTACTCTCCACCTTGCCTTTGCTTCGCCATGTGTTTCCATGCTATGTGACGCCGTTGCGATTCAAAACAGTGCAGAACCATTGCGTTCCTTGGCCTCTCCCGGCTTCTCGGTGCATCGCCATTGCTTCACGTCTCAAAGCTAATCCTCTCAGATCCTTTGCTGCGCGGCTCCATGCCAGTCCATCGCGCTTCGATTCATCTCAATGCCATTGCCAGACGATGCTTTGCTGCTCTGTGCGTCGCCATTGCAACTCTTTGCGGTTCTCTGCTATTCCTGGGCTACGCAATGCTTTGCCACTGCGTCTCCGTTGCAGCGCTACGCCAGTCTCCACTTTTCCATTGCGTTGCCGAGATACGCATCGCCCCGCGAAGCCTCTGCTGTTCTTCTGGTTCCAAAACAGAACTCAGCCTGCCCTATACAGTTCTTGACTGTGCGGCGCTCCACCTCTCCGTTGCCGTACTTTCCAACTCTTTGCTGTTCCTTTGCTTGGCGAAGCGGGGTTGGGCGTTGCCGTTGCCATGCTTCTCAAATCTTCGCAGTTCCTTCGCCGTTCTAGGCCAAGCCACGCTGTCCTGAGCCATTGCCCCGTTCGGCGGGCCTATCAGCCCGCCTTTTCCTCCGGGAAGAAGTTCGCTTCCTCCGTCATGCGACCAAATTTTTCTGCCGTGCCGCCGAGGTTGTTTCCTTCCTCATCGAGCATCTTGTAGACGAAGCGACCCTTGCCAGAATTCCGCCACTGACCGAGGCCACGCCAGAAACCGTTGTCCAGCCATTCCATCAGCAGTGCTTCGTGCGCCGGGTCTGCGAGTGTTACGCCGAACTGAATCGTGCTTCCAGCCGGGATTTCCTCAGAGTTTGCGAGGCTCACGCGCTCACCCTGCGCAGTCTGCGCACGAAGCGGACGCTGACACTCTCCAATTTCGCCATGGACATCAATGGGAATCGTGCGGGGGAAGGGGAAGATCATGCCGTCGATGACCTTCTTATACGCTTTCAGTGTGCTGGACTTCGTGTACTTCGCACGAGCCAGGGCACTGCAGGTGTCCTTGAAAAATCCCTTGATCTGATAATCATAGAACACGGGCTTACCATTGACACGTGGGAAGATCGTCATTGCCTTGTCTGCGACGGCATCTACGCCGACCGCTGCGACCTCATCCTCAATCGTGCTTGCGTCCGGGGCCTTGGACGCGATAAAGTCACGCGCAACATTCTCGTTGCTGGGCCACGTACCGAGTACCGGCTCGATGAACGTGAGCTTGATGTACCGTCTGATTTCCTTGGTTTCCTTGGTTTCCTTTGCCATTGTTTTTACCTCCATAAAATAATTGTTGTTGTGTGATTGCTTACATTTACTGTTCTACCGGGATTCTTGTTTTGTCCCGGAAAAGCTGCCTTTTTTGTGGGTATCTTGCGGGAACTTACGGAGATTTTGCGGGTTCAAACGCTTGCTCCGCAAGTGTTTTGGATCACAACTCCACATCACGCTGAGAAGGGATCTCACAGTCGGGATTACAGGCATCTTGCGGAGCAAACGCCTGCTCACAAGTGGCTGCGAATGCTGGCCAAAATGCTTGCAGCATGTCTTCCGACCACTCGAACTTCTGGCCGCAAACGGAACATTGTTTTGGCATATCGCCACACTCGTCACACACGATACTGGAGTGACATTTTGCACAGAACAGTTCACCGTACTGCTCAATGAGTTTCCATCTGCTATCCATGTCAGCCTGCCTCCTGAACGGATTTGTACCCGTAGTCATGATGGACGAACTCTTTCAATTCCTCTGCGGTCATCAACCGCGCCATTTTATCAATGGCCGCAATGTTGCGGCGGCAGGTGGCTTTTTCAGCCTTCGTCATGGACTCGCAATCCAGCCAGTTCCGACGATCCCATTCCATGTATTCGGCAGCAGACATCGGAGTTTCGCACGCCATGTCTTCCGTCTTCCGGAACGCATAAGAGATCTTTCCGTCTTTCGTGAAGTCGATGAACAGCTGACCGTCGTTATTGTCTTGCCAGTTGAACACGACATCGTTGAACAATTCGTTCTGGAATTGGTCTTTCCATTCCTCAATGATCTTGCTCGAAATCTGGTAGTCCTTGAGGTCGAAGTTTACGTCCAGAATGCGGCGCAAATGTTCGACGTTCACGTCGCGGAGAAAAATCCAGTCGCTGTAGTCCTTGACCGAATCGATGTACTCAATGCCGTATCTAGCACGCGAAATCATTCGCTCGGCATAGTTCCATTGATAGTAGTTTGCGACGATGAGCTGCCCGGACGAGCGGACATAGATCTGTGAACGCTGTCCCATTTCAGATACCTCCATACATCAGATCAGCGACGCGAACGTCGAACGTTTCCTCGAACCAGTGCCAAATTTCCTCCCGATTTGTTCCGGCCGGGAACCCGTGCCATGCTTCCTCAATGCACTCTGTTTCCGGGTTCATCGGCACATCGCCGAACTCGTTCCATAATTCCTTGACTTTCTTCATTGTTTTTGGCCTCCTGTATGGTGTTTTGTCTTACACCTATGTTTCTACCGGAAAAATGGATTTGTCCCACTTCTAAATAAATTTCCTATCGAAAATCATGCTCAAGGAAGTCCTCGCAAGCGCGTTCGTGGTTTAGAAGTCCTTTCCTGGCCTTTTCGTATAAGGCTTTGGTAAACTCTACTTCACGAGAAAGCTCGCTATCTTCCGGAGAAAAGTCCGCTTTGTCACGCGCAGAATTCAGCTTCTCGCGCAGGAGATCGCATTCCTTTTCTCGGATGTTTTTCTCCTTCTCAAGAAGAGAGGCGATGATTTCCAGTGTCGCATATGTCATTCCTCAATACCCCCAATCTTGAATGACCTTCCCGTCCTTGACGAGTCTCGGGAAGAATTTCCCGCCCGTTGCTTCGTCTCGCTTCCGTGCGGCCTCCCGTGCCTCGTCGACGCTATCAAACGTACCGACGAGGGCAGGGAAGTCCGGATAACTGTCATACAACTTGTACACGCGCGGCCTCCAATCACAGGAAGTGAATGGCACCACTCGTGATGAGCAGCGTGGCGGCCGTAGCGAGCGAGGATACGACGATCACAATAGAGGCAATACAGCGGTGCTTGCGTCCAACCTGGCGCTTGTAGGCCCGCTGCGCGTTTCTGGCGCGTACAACGTCTGCGTGGTGACACACAAGGTGGCTGAAAACATCTTCCGGGGTGAGCTCCGGGGCATAGACCAGAGCGGTGCATTTTTCTTTCTTCATTGTGGCTGATCTCCTTTTCTGATTTTGATTTTGCATTTGCTTTACACTTTTTGTTCTACCGAGTTTTTGCATTTGTCCCGCTGCCTGCGGGGATTTTCTGTCAAGCCGACTTTCGCCGCTCAAGTTCCTTTGCGCACTGGAAGATAAACATGGCGTTTGTTGGCTTTCCCTTTCCGGGAGCGATGGAGTTTCCGAAGATGCCGTACAGCACTTTGGGATCTCCGTAGTTGAACGCGTAATCGATAGCCGATCTAATGTCACGTTCCACCCGGCTGGCCTCAGTCCTGAACTTCTTTGCGACGTCGCAATAGATGCCTTTCGGCCCGGTGATGGAGAAGTCTTCGTACTTGCCATCGTACTTGTTGGTGACTGCCTCCTGAATGTAGGCGTAGCCTTTTTTGTGAGTCGGTACGCCGATTTCCTTGAGCAGATCATAGACTGCGCATTCGGTTTTTGTCATTGCTTTTTCCTCCTGTTGTTGTTTGTTTGCTTGTTTGCTTGGCTTCGTTTGTTACCTGCCTCTATTTTCAGCATACTCATGCCTCCAAATGATTTAGGTCATATAAAAACTGTCGAAGAAGTTCGGATATTTCCAAAAGGAAAGGAGAATCCGGAACTTGTCGAAGAATATTTGGAGTTGTCGCAGCCAAAGTGTCGAAAGGAAGCCGAAAAAATATTTTTTAATCGGTCTCGACTGTGGTCGCAACGTCCAGCTCGACGATGATTTTGCCGCCGTCGAATTCTGGATAGATCGTCTTCACATGGAATTTCCCGACACCGGCCATGATTGCCGGATTGCTCAGATCCACCGGGCTTGCGCTGCCATCAATGCCGAGAATCCAGCCGTCGACATTCTGCGTGCGTTCATAGATTTCTTTAATATTCATTCATACCTCTCCTTTTCATCATCAGAATTTTGAGATTGGCTTGGCGGTGTGGCCCCTATTTGTGTTTCTACACAAAATCCAAATTTGTCCCACGGGTTCTGCACTTTTTGGAAACATCATTGCTGGCCGTCCTGCCGGGTTTCGCGTTCGTGCTTTCGCTTGAGGTATTCGACCAAATATGGCGACGGCTCTACGGTGACAATGTGCCTGCGCATGACCTCTGGCCCCATCGCGATCATGTGTGCAATGACTTCCTCTTTCGGTCTTGCGACCATGCAGCAGATATCATCGAGGGAGAAAATTTCCTCCCGGTGGAAATGCTCGCCCAGCGACATACGGACGCCCAGCACGGCAGCTTCGTCGCCGCGACCGGCGAAACGGATCTTCATTGCCTCGAACAGTTCAAGGACTTTTCCTTCTGTGGCCCCGACGTCGGCATAGCGCTCCGTCAGACGGGACAACTCCTTCTGAATTTCATTGTTGTTCATGGCGCAAAACCTCCTTCTCACCAAAAACCATGTGCGATCAGTTCATCTCTCACAAGGGAAGACCGTTCCTTCGGACGGCCACTCTGCAGCCTGGATTGCTCGCAGCGTTCGAGGTTGACCAGCATTGGCCCGGTCAGGTCGGCAAAATAGCGCGGCTTCTCTCCCGGAAGAGCAAACCGGTCGGACTCTTCGTTGAATATCCGGATATACTCTTCGCTTCCAAAAGCCAACCCGTCCTTCGACTTCGGCGGTTCTTCCGGCACAGTTACGGCGTTCGCTCGCAACATCGGTGCAACACGCGAGGTACGCGGTTCTTCCCAATGGTTTCCCCCTGCACCCCTTTCCTTACCTAACTTCTCCTTATCTAACTTCACCTGACTTTGACTTCCCTCATCTAAACTATCCTTACCTAGACTAGACTGGGGTTCCAGCTGGGTTCCATGATGGCCGTCTTTGGGTAGACAATCTGTTTCTTGTTGGTTGTTATGTGGTAAACCGCTGGTATCCAGATTGGTGTCGGGCGGTAAACCACGTGTATCCGAGTTGGTGCCGAACGGTAGGCATGTGGTTGTGCTTCGCTTAATCAGGTCTTTGTAAATACTTTCATGGTAGCGATCAGACCTAATTTGATTGTTGGTTGCCCAATCCTTGATAAGCACGACCAGTTCATCGTTCAGGATTTCGATGAAGCTTTTGGAAACAAGAATCCTCAGATCATCGGTGGACGCAGCTGTCATTCGCATGACAGTAAACGCTTCAACTACACCATCATCGTCCGCAGCCATTCCGAGGTCATAGTACAGAAGCCGAGATGAGACCGGCATTTGCAGGAAACGCGCTGACTGCACAACGCTTTTTGCAAACATTCTACGCGCAGCCATTTTCAAATCCTCGCGTTCCAAGCTTCGATTTCGTATCCAGCTCCGACGCAATCGCGCCAATCGTAGTCCGCATTCTTCGGGAAAAACGCTTCAGTTCCCCGAGTTCGTGCCCCGCAGCGGACACACTGAACGAAAACTGTTTCGAAGTCCTCTGCGTCTCCGGACACGTCGTAGCAGAGACTTTTTTCGAGAATTGCGCTACCACCACAAAATGGGCATCTTTTGATTTCTTCTTGCATGACGATTCCTCCTTTAACGCTTCTGCGTACTGGTTGTGTTAATCGTGTATCTGGCAACCATACGGTTGTACAGGTTGTTGAAAATCTCGCGCAGCTTCTTGTCCTGTGCGACGATGCTGAGTTTTGAGACGGCCGCGATCTCGGTCTGTGTTGCGCCGTTGGCCCGCAGACGCTGCCGTGCGAACTTGACACGGACACCAAGCTTGACCCCGGCGGATACTTCCAGTTCCGTATAGAGCTCCTGGAACGTCTTGTGGAAGTCGAGGCCTGTCTGCATACAGAATGCGCGGACGTTCCGGTTCATCTGACTCTGCCAGTTGTCAGCCGTTACAGGTGGCGCTACCATGATGTCGATGGCGTCTTTGACCGTCTCCATTGCCCGTGCGTTTTCGGCGTTACTGGCTTCCAGAGCCTTGATCCGACGCTCCTGCTCAACCATGAGCTGCGCCTGTGCCAGCAGCTGTTCGGCAGGGGAGAGTTTCACAGATTCTTTCGCCCGGAAATAACCCTTCACAAGCTGCCGCTGTACCTGCCAAGCTTTATCGTCTGTAAAAGACTTTGCAAGCATGAGGTAGCCAGATTCAGTCACGAGAACAATGTCTGCATCGGGGTTAAAACCGTTCGGCGGGGTCTGTCCGAAAAACGGACGCACCTCCGAACACTTAACTTTGAAGAAGTCTTCACCTTCGATAAAGTGTTCGCGGTTGTCGCTGAAACGCTTCCGAGCGGTCCCGTCTGGTCTTCCGTGTACGGTGTCAACATCCTTGAACGTGACGACGCGCTGCCCCTGATACTCTTTGATTGCAATATTGGTGTTATTGATCGTGTCTAAATAGCGCATATCTTTCTCCTTTAATCGTGTTTGGTGGCAATACCCATCTAATTTCAGTATAGTTCGGCCTCCAAATGAATTAGGTCATACCGTTTATAGGCGAAATGTTCGAAATTTGTAGGGGCTGCGGATGCTTTTAAAACTATTCTGAAATTCCTGAAAAAGGGTATAGAAATCCCTGTAAAAGTGCTTGACTTTTACAGGGCGCTTCGTCTATACTTGAATAGACAAAACCCCTGCGGTTTTGGCACAAGAGCAATCGTAGTGGGTCGCCAAACTTAGCTACGGTTGCTCGATTTTTTATTTATCTCGGCTTTCACGGAGATATTCAAGAACTGCAAAACGAACGTATCCGCTTACGGTCATTCCACGGCGTTTAGCTTCTTCCTTCATTTTTTCAAGTGCATCCGCCGGGAAGAAAACGGTTATCCGCTCAGTGTTCTCTTTCGGTCGTGCCATGCAATATCCTCCTTTCAAGCATAATAATAGCATAATAAAATGATGCTGTCAATATACTTTTATTATAATTTGATGAGGCTAATGTGAAATGGGAGTTACGGATTTATTCAGAGTACAAGAGTTAAAGGACAACCTTGCAGCGAAACAGAAAGAAGCTGACGAGTTAAGAAGAAAAGTCGCGGAGTTATCTGAATCACTCAATCAGGCGTCCCAGCAGAAAAAACACTTGTTACAAGAAGTTTCCAGACAAGCCAAAGAGTGCGCTGATTTGACGTTGGCTTTAAAGAAATCTGAGATGGAGCGCAAAAAACTACAGGAACGTTCAGATTCCCAGAGTTCGGAAATATCGGCACTGCAGAGTAGTGTCGCGTCCTTACAACAAGACAAGGCGTTTTATGAAAATGCTTTTACCGATGAACACGGCCAGATCATTGCTGCGAAAGAACACATTGCAATTCTCAAAAATGAAGAATCTCGACTTGAACACGACATTTTGCAAAGACAGAAAGAAATCGAAAAACTTGCTGGCAAAGGTGCAGAACTGCGAGAGGTGGTCGTAGAACTTGAAGATGAAAAACTGATGCAGGAATTTGGCCTCTATAAGCCGATGTACGACTTTGCGTCGTCAGAGGAATACAAAGCAGAGCTGCAAAACTGCCGTGAGAATCAAAAGCGAATGATACGGTTAGGCGTCGCGGCAAATTGCTCCACGCAGTGGAAGGTAAATGGAAGTCTGTCACAGGGCAGAAAGATGATTGAAGACAACATAAAATCTGCGCTTTTGTCCTTTAATACAGAGTGTGAAAATGCTATCGACAAAGTGAAATTCAACAATTTTGATAGCATGAAAAAACGGATAGACCAGATTTACAAAAAAATCAACGGGATAAATGCTGTGAATGCCATTCAAATTTCCTTTGAGTTTTTGGAGCTTAAACACAAGGAGCTTGCCCTTGCGTATGAATACGCACGCAAGAAGCAGGAAGAAAAAGAACGCGCGCGCGAGCAACGAGAAATTGAACGTGAAAATCTCAAAGTACAAAAGGAAATCGAAGAAGAACGTAGACGAATAGAAAAAGAACATATTCACTATGAGAACCTTATGCAACGCCTGAATGAGCAAATGGAAAGCGAATCGAATGACGAGCGGAAGAAGCTTATCCAAGAAAAAATTGAGGCCGTCAATGGAGAAATTTCTGATTTGGAGAAGGCTCTAAAGGATGTGGATTATCGCGCTGCAAATGAGAGAGCCGGGTACGTCTATGTGATATCGAACATCGGGGCATTCGGTGAAGGTGTCTACAAAATAGGTATGACCAGACGCTTAGAACCAAAAGACCGAATTGACGAACTCGGAGGCGCATCGGTTCCGTTTAGATTCGATATTCATGCGCTGATTTTCTCAGATGATGCTCCGAAACTGGAAACAGCGCTTCACAATGCCTTTGCGGACAAACGGGTCAATATGGTGAATGGGAGAAAAGAATTTTTTCATGTAAGCCTAAAGGAAATCGAGCAAGTCGTCCGAGAAAACTATGACAAAACAGTGGACTTTAAGTATTTGCCGGATGCCGAGCAATATCGTGAGAGCATGAAAATGCGGGGCACTTAATGTTTTGCCTGCTTGTATTTCTACGCAAGATCCGTATTTGTCCCGCACTTCCAAACAAAAAACCAGAACCGTCCGAACGTGGGCGGCTCTGGTTTTCTTGGTTTTCAACCATTTTCGTGACCTCGCGGAAATGGTAACTTGCGTATAACTTGCTTACAACTTGCTTACAACTTGCGTGTGTTTTTCGTGTGTTTTGCGTGCGTTTCGCGTGCTATTTTCCTATTACCGCTTGGAATGTTGCAACCAACTTGCAACCTGCTTGCAATCTATTTCGTGACCTCACGAAGTTGATTCAAATCCGCACAACGGCAGACTTGTACAGTTTCTTCACACCGTTCACAACGACTACCTCGCGGTTCTGTGAAACGATTTCCCTCCCATAGGATTTTATCGGCGAAATATCATTCGCGTCACAGAAAGCCTCCAGCGCCACCAGATCGCCGGGTTTCAGCGGCAATCCAGTCGAGGCGGAAATAAATTCGTTTTCTTGGTTTATCCGGTACTCGCCGGCTTTGTAGAACATCGGCATCCCCCCAATCTCATCCCATTCTAACATGTGGATTCTGAAATTTCTACATGACTTGGAAATTTAGGCTGGATTGCAGAGTGTGTAGCCGTACCGCTTGATGTGGGACAGGGGATAGTACACATTCTCAGTCCGCGAGATCCATACCGGATTCTTGTGGTTGCTGATTCTTCCTTTTTCGAGCACGATGTTTTGACCACGCTTCTGAACTGTGATTTTTGCACCGAGCGGGAGATTCTGCAGACTGTTCGGGTCTTTCTTGGCAGCCGACTTTTTCGCTGCGTTCTCCCGGCAATCCTCCCGCCATGCCAACGCCCATTCGTAATCGCACGGGGAGAGCAGTTTCAGGATGGAGAGCGGGCAGTCACGCTCGCAAGGCCCCATGGATTCATCCATGTCTTTGTATCCGAAGTCAAAGTCTGCATGGCGATCTACGCTCGTCAGGCATACACCGGCGAAAACGTAGGGTTCCTGGCCGGGTCTGCTTCTCTCACAAGCGCCGTACCACGTCGCGCCCACCATTGCGGACTTCAAAACGCGGCATTTGTCCCCGGTTTCTTCATTGTTCCATGTGTACAGATCGTCGCACTCTGCTTTGCGGTCGATGTTGCCCTTTCTATCGTAGAATTTCGCACACTGCCAAGTCCAGCCCATTTTATGTACCTCCCAGTTTTCTTGGTTTTTCTGTTCTGCTTTTGTATCTACCGGAAGCGGGAACTTTGTCCCGCCTCCGGTAGATATTTTTACTTTTCAATGTCCTTGCAGATGTCTGTGGAGTATTCACCGACTGAAATCTTCCATTTCTCTCCGCTGTTCGTCCAACCGATTCGCGGCTTTTTGTTAACGGTCTTACCGGTAGCCTGGTTTTTCAACGTGACGGTTGCAGCCGTGGCTTTGATGACCTCCCACGTGTCCGGAACCCATGCACCGGCCTGAAGGGTGCTGACGGTGAATTCCTCGCCGACCTTGAACGGGTGCGTCGGCTTTATCGTTTCCTCTGCTTTAACGATTTCCAGAATCTCGGCGTATGCGGCAGTCAGATCGAATCCGTTCGGGGTGCGATAGATAATGTTTTTCGGGCCGGTTCGCAGGACGGTGCAGTCGTTGTAATGCTTGATCTTCACGACATAGCCCGGCTTGATGTTCTCTTTGCTGAACTGCACGCCGCCAAGATCGTCGATGCAGGACTGATAATAGCAGAGGCGGGAAATCTCGGATTCCAGACGTTCTTCTGCGTCTTCAATCCAGCGCTCGATCTCTGCACGCTCGATAGGCGTACCATCGAAGCGCTTCTGCTGTTCTCCCATTCCGTCGCATTCCAGCATGGCATGGTAGTGGTCGAGATTCTTCTGGATGGCCTTGATGTTCTTCTGTGCATCTTTCACGCGACGGTCGCAGAATGCCTTATCCTTGGAATTTTCCAGATTTGCTGTTCTGCGTGCGATTTCCGCCCGCTGCGCATAATACTCGGATTTTTTGAACTCTTCGAATCCACGGTCGAACGCCGCAAACATGCGCTTGCGCTGCCGGGTGAACGCGCGGCCTGCGGACGTGTTGATGTTCGGCTGCGTGAAGAACGCGATATCGCCGCGCATATTCTCGACGGGCTTCTGCAGGGCTTCGCCGCGCTGCGCAGCTGCGTCAGATCGTGCGTCCATGCGCTCCGCCCTGGCCGCTGCGCGGTCTGCCTGCCGTTCCATCTTTTCTTCGAAGGTCAGTTCTTCTCCGGTCTTGCCCTGATACTCCGCGCCCAGGTCTTTCGCTATGCGCTCAACATAGGAAAGGTGCGGGCGCTTTGCACGGCTTACCCAGCAGCCGCCACGACGTGAGAAAAGGAAGTTGCTTCTGATCGTGGACTTCGATTCGTCCGGCATGGCCTGATACTCTTCCTTCGAAAAATGAAGCTCAAGTTTGTCTGTCTCGCGGTTGATGATGTAATACATTTTGATTTCCTCCATGTTCTGTAGTGTTTTTGTTCGCTTAGTTTTATATCTACAGCAGATCTTGTTTTGTCCCATGAAAAAACAAAAAAACAGGGAAGCGTTTGCTTCCCTGCGATTTTCTCTATGCCGTCCGGAATATCTATATCTCCATCACTTTCCCGCCTTCTCAATTCCATGGAACGCAGCATATCCGTCACCGCCGTATAAGTACCAGTAGGGGAGATACCCTGCATAGGTGGCGGACAGGATTTCATCGTCCAGTACAGTTTCCTTGGTTCCGTTGTCGGACATGGTGAGGGAAACCAGATCGTCGACGCAGTAGTCTTCGCAGCCTTGGAACGTCCACGTTAGACCGGAGTAGTCGGTGACGGTCACGGTGTCGGTATCATAGTCCAGTGCCGTGATAAGCGCAGTGTGCGCGTATGTGGTGATCGGCTTATGTGCTGCACAGAGGACGGCAGCGGCAGTAATAACGGCAAGAAACAAAGCAACAATTTTTTTCATGGTAAAACCTTTCTCCCCGTATGCCCGGTAGGTCAGGCACGGTTTGTCACGCAAGCGGAAGCGTGTTTAACACGGCCTGCAGCCGCTCCAACTGATGTTTCATCTGTTCTACTTGATCGCGGTCTGCGGTAACATCGTATTTTTTCTGCGAGTCGGATAGACTGTCTGCGATTTCGCTCAGTTTGCTAGCGTAGTATCCCAAGTAGCTGATGTGAATTTTCGTTTTTTTATCGTTGGAAAGCGGCGTTCCTTCGCAGTTCTGAGGCGGCATTTCGCCTGCATTTTCCTTCTGCATCTCCGCGACAATGGACGCAATCCTATCGCGTGTATCACTAAACGTGATATCTTCGAAAGTTGCCCAACTTCCATCCTGATACTGAGAAACTGCGGTCTGCGGTGCGTTGGTCCGTCTGGCTTTTTCAACCTCACTGTCGATATAAGACTGGAACGAGCCAAGCAATAACCCATACGCGCGAATGTACGGATAGTCCTTCATGTTCTCCTCCCTGGTTTGTTTTATTTCAGCCGATAGGTACGCTCTCGATAGCTGACAAAGTAGCCGTTTGCGTATCTTGTGACCTTCACGTATGCTTCCGTGATCCGGCGAGTGACACCGAACTTCCGGCGAATAATTCTCTTCGCAATATCCATTGCCTGGGCGGTCATATCCTTCTCTTTGACGTCGCAGTCTCTGGCCAAAGCACGTTTCCGCCTGATAATGGTTGCAGCCGTGGCTTCCTCAGCGTTGCCAAAGTAAACACCGGTTCGCCGGCTTTCTCCCACCCGGTAAAACCGCTCCACGGATGCGGTCTTAAAGGGGCTGTTGGCGTCCGCTCTTTTACTGACGACGATCTCAACGCCGGTAAGATTGGTTTCCCACTCTTCGAAGCTATCGACCATGATTTGAACAAACTCCGCGCCGTTCGTCATGTCGAGTTTGCTGATCTCACCTCCGCTTCGTGCGAAAGCAAGATCGATGATATAGCCCTTGGCTATCCACTCGGCCACGACTTCGGTGTACCGTCGGCCGATTTTATCGATGTGATTCATTTACTGTCCCTCCTTGCCCTCGTAACCTCCGGGGTGGGAACTTGTTACTGCCTTACAATTTTGCGAAGAGCGTTCAACGCAGCAGATGCATGATTGCTTTCGAGATGTTCAATTTCTTCCGCATCAAGATTTTCCTTTGTTCCAATCCAGTCGAGCAGTTCTTCCGGCGTGGCACAGAAATCTGAGAGGTTTCCAAGCGTATCGAATACGCAGATCCGTTCTTTCCCAGAAGCATTGAGATATTCGCTCACATCACTGAGTTTGGCCTGTTCTTTCAGAATAGCCCTCTTCCATTCGGCGTAAGTTGTTACCATGCGTTCTCCTCCTTGCCCTCGTGACCTCCGGGGCGGGAATGCCGTTTGCTTACACTTATGTATCTACAGGGGAAAGCGGTTTTGTCCCAGCCTGCGTAAAAACCTAGAGGCTCAAAATATCGTAGACTTCCTGCGACTCGTACCGGATAACAGCGCGGCCACGTTCGTCTTCGCCATCATACATCGGCCCGCAGAAGTTCTTGAGCTTCGGCGCGCCCTGCAATTCTGCCCGGCACGATACGCTGCGGAACTCACCGGAAGTCTCAAATGCTTTTTTTAAGTGTTCGGCAGTTTCATATGTTTCGACAATCATGCGTGGCTGCGGGTCATCCGGGTTCATGCTAACAACCTTGTAGACCTTACCCTTCTGCTGAATCTCAGACAGGTGAACGCGCTCGGATTCTTCGGAAATCTTCTGTTCCTTCGGGAAACTGTCAACCAGACCGTAGAACATATTCTTGTCAAAGCAAAGGAAGCTTCTGGGCTGCTCCCATGTTGTCTCCTGCCACCCGGAGAAGATTGCCACGGGCTTTGTACCATAGAAGCGCATTCCATAGACTGAGCGGCCACCGCGCTTTTTGAAGTAGATCGTCAGCGCATCCTTGTACTGCGCATACGGCCCGATTTCGGCAGAAGACACATTGACGTGAAGGAAATACGCGCTGCCGAACTCGCTTTCGGCTACTATGGTCATTTTTGGATTCTTGGAACCGGCTGCTGCGTTAACAGCATAGACGATTTTCCGGTAGATTTCAAGTTGTGTCATTGTATGGAACCTCCTGTTTTCTTGGTTTTCTCTACACCTTTATTGCTACAGGGAAAGTACGTTTTGTCCCACTTGCATTCATTTTTGTGTTTTTTGTTAGTGGACTGGACATTGGAACAGAACGCAAAGATCGGCTCTGCTGGCAATCTCGTTGATGCGCTTGGCGGTTGTGCTGCCGAGGGAAAACACGGCGATAAAGTTCACGTGGCAGTCGTCCGGGGTGAAGATCGGCTTGCACTCAACGCCCAGGGCGCGAAGATGGGTTGTGACGTTAGCGGCCTCTGTGACCTCGTGCAGCGCGTCGGCGTAGCACTCGCGGTAAAGGTCCACGCCGTATTTGTCGAGGATGGCGTCGAGCTGGTCCACGTCGAAAAGCTCGGTGAACGGCTCGTATTTGTGCGGGGTGGACAGGTGCGCGGCGATGATCTCGTTTCTGCAAGGCCAGTATCCAGCGGTTTTCATTTTGTGAACCTCCTGTTTTTCTTGGTTTTCTTTACACCTATATATCTACCGGCGCAGTGGCATTTGTCCCGCTGCGCCGGTATTTTTTTATTCGACTTCCCGCTGGACGATCTCCCAACTGTAAATCGTGGCAGGGTTTGAATAACCCCTCTCATCTCTGCCTAAGCGAATCTCCAATGGTTCGTCCCATGTCATATCCTCATCCCAGAAATCTTCGTCGTACTCCGCGCGGATGGCTCCAGCTCCGGCCACGATCTGCGCGCGGGCTTTCTCGATCTTTTCAAAAACGCCCAGGACTTCCACGCCCTCATTGTCGGGCGTGTCCCAATGATGAACCACTACGTAAACGGTCATGATTTTGTTCTCCCTCAAATGTAATACCAGACGATAAACTTGTTTTCTCTGCCGTCGGCGGACTGCCACGGCGTCATGCGTGCCTTGCGGTGCTGCTTTTTGCAAGCCGCCACAAATGCGGCGGCTTGCTGTTCTGTGCTGAAAAATTCAAAGGTTTTGCGGTACTGGTTCATGGTGATTCCTCCCTATGCGATCTGCTCGGCAGGCTCTGCAAATTCCTGCGAAATTTTGAAAAGCACCATTTTTTTGAGTGCCTGCCGGCTCATGGTTTTTTCGTCGTAGCTGTTGGGCCTGTCCCAGACGCGGACGCGAAAAACGCCGTTGTCCATGTCTGCGATTTCGCGGTATATACAGACCGTCACGCTATCAGTGAAACAGATCTTTAGTGCGTTCAATGTGCTCGCGTCGCCCCGGAAGATCTTCATGCCTGAATCAAACAGTTTCGCGGCGGCTTCTTCGGAAAATGCAAGGGCGTGCTGCTCGACGTTCTCAAAACAGCCGAAGACGTTTTTTGCGTCGTAGTTCGCAATGAATTGCATGATGCCGCCCCCCTCACAGAATGAACTCGATGAGCGAGTCCGCACACAGGATAATGATGAACATGACTGCGATGGCCGCGCCGGTGAAGAACATCTGCAGGCCGCTGGATTTGTAATAGTGTTTCATTTTTGCGCCTCCGTTTTTTGCTTTTTCTTTACACTTATATTTCTACCGGAAAAACGGATTTGTCCCAGAAAATCAAGAAATTTTCTGCTTTTATGGTAGGCAAGAAATTGATTCATCAGAGGCGAACAACAGAAAAACGCCGGGCGAATTTCGTCCAGCGTTTCAGCAGATCGGCTCATGCGGTCAGCGGCTGCACCTGCGCCGCCGTGAAGAAATGGGAAAGCTTCAGTCGGCAGTAGCCGCGCGCCTCGTCATCGCCATCCAGCGGCTCTTCGGCTTCTTTGCGCTTGCCGTTAATGTACTTCCAAATGGGGAAGGACGCGACGGCGTGCTCGCCCTTGCGGACGATGAACCCGCGCTGCTTCCAGGCGTTGAAAGTATGGATCTCTTCGGGAAGTTCAAGCTTCGAGGTGCTGCCGTCTTCGTTCACCACGTCGAGGAAGCGTCCCGTGCCTTTGAGAATGCCGTCGTTCATCAGGCGGATAGATTCGTCAAGAATGATTGCTGCGTTTGTCATGAGTAAGTACCTCCATTTGTTTTGTCTTTCTATCTTTACTTCTACCGGAAATCGGCGTTTGTCCCGCACAAATGCAAAAAAATGGGGACGATTTCTCGTCCCCATTTTTTCAGCGCGTCAGAAATCTATGCTTGCAATAATTTCATCACTGCCGTTTTCCAAATCGGCGCTAAAGTCCTCAGCAGTGTAGACCCCGCAGAAGCCGTTCTGTATGTCTATGTCGCAGTTCGCATACAAATCATCGAAGCTGTTCCATTCCGCGATAGAGCGAAGCCAATTCTCGGCAATCGTCTCGCGCTCCTGCGCGTCCGCTTCTGCCCAGCGCGGATCAGCGTCTGGGTATCCATCTTCACGGCCGTCTTCGTGCATATAGCAGGCGCGGCCGTCTTCGTCTGTTGCAACTGTCAGCCAGCCACCGTTTGTCTCGATAAAGTAAAGCTTGCTCATTTTCCGTACCTCCAAAAAGTATTTTTGATGTTCCACTTTTAGTTCTACAGTTTTTTTCTGATTTGTCCCAGAACTTTAAGAAAAATTTTCAACTCCGGAAGCCACTAGTTTTCTCGGTTTAGCTGGTTTCGGTATTCAGCTAGTTTTTTTGGTTTTTCCCGATTCCTGATTCCATCAGTTTTCTTGGTTTTGTCCGGTTCAATATTTCCCTTGGTTTTTCTGGTTCATCTGGTTCGCTTGGTTCGGGTTGCTTACTGTTTCACGCTGATTTTTACCCGTTTATGCGGATTTGCATATTTATACACACATATGCAGGCACAAAAAACAGCGTAGCAGGGGAGAACCCCGCCGCGCCGTCTTTGCTTGCCTCAATTTGATTCGTGGTAGATGCAGCCCGTCCACGCTTGGCAAGTCGTACCGTCGCAAGTCACGCCGCGCACCTTGCAGTCAATGCAGATCGGATTCAACGGTAGCGTGTCAGGGTCCAGCCACTTCACGCTGCGGACGTAGCCGCACAGCTCCGGGTTGTAGTCGTTTCTATCGATGTACTCACAGAGGACGCGCTGCACGTCGGCTTCTGCGCCGCCGTCGAGCGCCGCCGTGATGGGGAAGACGATCTCTGGGAAGACCGTCCCATACTCCGCAACGCTGCGGTAGAAGTCGGCGGGGACGTAGGGCTTGCCGTTTACTCGGTCGAGAATCAAATCAATAATCATTTCGTTCGCTCCTTTTCACTGGCCGCGCTTCGTGCGCGGCTTTTTCTATCTTTATATCTACGCGATTTTTCAATTTGTACCGGCCATCGGCAAAAAATTTTCGGAGAACGCAAAAGAAAAAGCAGCGCCTGGCTTTCGCCAAGCGCTGCTATACCCCGAAGTTTTCCGGGCGCTCTGTTCAGTTTTTCTGTGCCCATCCATCAGCCCCGGAGTTTCCCGGTGTCCCTGTTCAGGCCGTCAGTCTCCCAGAGTTTTCGGGCCTTCCTGTTCAGATGGTAGGTCCCCAGAATTTCCGGGAGCCGTCTGTTCAGGCTTGAATTTTTCAAACGAAGATAAAGCGGCCTGCTTGCGCTCGAATGCGTCGGACTCGGCTGCCGCCGCAGTTTCCAGCGCCCGGCGCGCCCAGGTGAGCGCGTCCGGATCTCCCGCAAGATTTGACGCCAAACTTGCAAGGCGCGCCACATCTGCCGGAAGCGTCAGACTCTCACCGCCTGCCGCCTGCCCAGGCTGCGCCGCCTGGACGATCTCAGGCGCAGGAGCTGCGCCGCCGTCCGCGTCGCCCCGCAGGCAGCCCGCGACGTAGGACGCCAGCGCCGCGTTGACCGTGATACCACGCGCCGCGCACCACGCCCGGAACGCCTCGCCGTCCGCCTTGCCCACCTTGGCCGCCAATATAATTTTGTTTGCCGCGCTCCACTTGTTCTGCGCTCTGCGCTCTGCGTCGGTCTTCTTGCTGTTTGGGTTTCTGACGGACATATAATGTATAACCTCACTTTCGCTTGCCTCTTGCCTTTTATTCTACCGGCGCGGGCCGGTTTGTACCATTGGCAAAGTGCACAAAATATATGGTTTACCTTTGTGCACCTTTTTGCATTTTGTATGGTTTACCCTTAAAAACAGCCAAAACAAAAGAAATCGGAACTTTTGGCGAAATTATATGGTAAACCATACTATAAAATATGGTTTACCCGAACTTTTTGCCAAATTTGACATATGGTAGACCATACAGTACAATAAAGCCATCAAATGAAACAACGAACGCCCCACAAGGGAAAGGAGAAACCAATATGAAAATGAATGCAACCGAGATCACCGCCCGCCGCGAGCAGATCAAGACCACCCGCGCGAACATCAAAACCGTGGTAAACATCTACTGCGAAACCAGCGACCGGACCCCCGCCGAGACCGTCGCCGCTATCGTAAAGCAGATCGGATACGATACCGCCCGCGAAGCAATCGCTGAAATCGTGAACACCGTCGGCGAGTGGGACGGCAGAATCTGGCCCAGCTCCCGCGAGTGGGCCGCCACCATCGAGACCGCCGCGACCCGTGACGAGCTGGAAGCAAAGAACATCTACCAGCCCGCAGAAATCCACCCCGCGCACATCAACCAGCTTGCGCAGGCTATGAGCAAGTACGCGCCGCCCGCGCCGCAGGAGCAGGAAGCACCCGCGCAGGAAGCGCAGGACACCGCCGAGATCATGAAGCAGGCGGGCGCGCTGGAGCTCCCGCAGCGCGTCGCCCTGTACGTGCCCAGCACCACGGACACCGACAAGCCCACCGACAACGCCGCGCAGGTCGAGCGCGTCGCCCGCGAGCTTTGCGGCTGGTTCGGCGGCGCAACCGCCCAGCCGAGCGCGGGCTACTGGATCAGCGATAACGCCGGACTGGTCCGCGAGGCCGTGACCATCGTTTTCGCCGCCTGCACCGCCGCACAGCTCCGCGAGCACCTGCCCGACGTCCTGCAGCTGGCCCAGCAGATCAAGCAGGACATGGCCCAAGAGGCCGTGAGCGTGGAGCTTAACGGCGCGCTGTACATCATCTAACCACCAACCACCCCGGCGGCACACGCCGCCGGGACAACCTGAAAGGAGCTTACACCATGACAGAGTACAAATACACCATCAAGGACATCGAGACCATGAGCGCCGCCAATCTGGCCGACATGGCCGAGGAAGTCGAGACAATCAAAGATCATACGGTTTACTTCGTGGACTTCGGCGGCTATTTCGGTTTCTCCGCTTGCGTCTGCGCAGAGGGACAGCATATCAGATATGCGAATGACTACGAACTGCACCACAAAGGCAAGAGCCGCGACGAACTGCGCGAGATTTACCGCCGGACGCTGAACAACAAACTTTTCACAGAATCCGAAATGGCCGCGCAGCGCGAATATCTCAAGGAACAGGAAGAAACGGAGGGATGAAAGATGCTTGAAAATTTACCGATCAACATTAGTCCCACGGGCCGCCCGCAGTGGCACACGCCCGCCGAGATCCGCGCCGCAGCCGCCGAGGGCCTGCGAATCGACTACAACGCCGGACGCGGGCGGGTCATCCGCTGCCGCAAGGCTGCGAACGTCAGCGGCTGGATCACCGCCGTGATGGAGCACGGCAGCATCTTGCAGGCATGGGCCGGAGAATTCACTGTCGGGGAGGTGAGAGCATGAGCAGCAACTACAAGTTCGCTTTCCGCTGCGTGGATAATGGCGGCAAGCACCAAGCATTTACCGTGAGCGCACCCAACAAAGCGGCAGCAATCGAAAAGGCCCTGAAAAAGGCCGAGAAAAACGCCGCAGGCGACATTTGCGGCCGTTGGGAGATCAAGCTACAGCCGAGTTTCTGAGGGCACAGCCCCCGCCCCGGACACCCTAGCAGAGCCGCACCGGGCACCAAAGCGGCCCCGCCCCATCAAATAAAACGAATAAAGGAGATCGAAACCATGAGTAAAGCACAGATCATGCGGCAGGCGTGGAGCCTGTACCGCGCCACCGTCGCAGAGTTCCCCGAAACCCGCAGCCGCGCCCAGTTTGCCATCTGCCTGAAAGAGGCGCACAGAGCCGCCCAAGCCGCCCAGAGCGCCCGCCGCGAGTGGGACAACATGGACGGCGAAGCCCAGTTTACCGCACTGATCCGCATGGCGTGGACCGTCAAGCACCGCGCCGAGGCCACCGGCCGCGCAGCCGATACCGCGTGGATCAAATGCCCGGACGACGCGCAGACCGTCGCAGCAGACGCATGGCCCCGCGTCGCCCCTGCCCTCACCCGCAACGAGCAGAGCGACGAGCCGCGCCCGCTGTCCCATATCCTGTACGCCGCTTGCACCCAGGCCGCGCACGTCATCGCCCGCAGCGAGTACCGCCACACGGCGAATTGCTGCCAAATCCCCGACAACAGGTACAACAACGACGGCGACGACAACGCACAGAGTATAGTTGATATGCTGCCCAGCGTCACCGCCGCCCCTATCAGCAGCCCCGAGGATGCAGCAATCACCCGCGCCGCGATCGAGGCCGCAGCCGTCGACGAGCTCGACCGGCGCATCATCCGCGCGCTGGCCGACGGGCACACCGTCCGCACCATTGCCGCCGCCCTTGGCACCAGCAAGAGCACCATACAGCGCCATATTGAATCCATCCGCGCCCGCTACCTTGCGCAGGCTTAACCGCCTACGCAGGGCACGCCCAGCCCCTAGCACGCCGCCAAAGCCCTGCAGCCCTATCCATCACCCCGCCACAGCCCCGCACAGCCTCACCACGCCCCGCACATGCTCCCGCCGCCACTCTATATTATATACGCGCGCGCGTGCGCCTGCGTCGCGTATGCGTGCCCGCGCGTCATGCGTGCGCGTGCGTTCATCGCCCGGACGTTCTTCAGTGCAATATAGTTTAGTCTAGCCCCACCACCTGCACCACCTACCAGCCCGCCACAGCCTACCACCAACCAGCACCAACCAACCCAGCCGCGCCCATGCAAACAGGGCGGCTACTCTACCGCAAGGACTCCAAGCAGCCCAGCACAACGGGGGCGGGGAAAGTGTCCCTGACGTCCGTCTGTTCAGGTGACAACTCCCGGGCAAAACCTCAGCCCCTGCCCACCAACCAAGCCCGCCGGGCCGGACGTATCACACAAAAGAGCGCCAAAAGTTCGCATTCTTGCAAGTTATGACGGAAATCTTGCAAAATAACCCCGTTGTCGTTTCCTTTACAGGTAGTAATGGAAACGACACCCGGCGAGAAATGCATGAACCCCGTCACGGTTTGCAGGATACCCCCCATTTTACAAGTCCAGGAACGCCCCGATTTCCAGAACAGGGTATAGCACTTCCTCCCGCCCAGGCGTTCCACACCTCGACACCCCAAGCCAAGAAAAACCGCTCATCAATAGAAAAAGCCCCTGCAATCCCTGCCTTGGTTCAAAACCCAGAAGGGGGCTGGCTCCTGCACGGACACATAATGAAGATCATACGACGTCGGCTTCGGCCGGCGCTTTCTTTTTACCGGCAGCATAGGGGGGAGGGGGGTATTTTCCAAACCTGGGGCAAAAAATTGGAATCGAATAGGGGCATACCCCAAAAATAAAAATTTGCGCGGTTGCCTTACGGCAACGAAGCAGGTGTCCTACGGACGGTAAGAAAAAATATTTGAGATGGGTAGCAGGTGGGTAGCGGCTGCGGTTCGGCGAAGCTGCACTATAAGTTCGGCGTTTCGTGTGAAACGTGGAGTTTTTAAAACTATTCGAAATAAAACCGTATGACCTAAATCGTTTGGAGGGGTGAGTATGCTGAAAATAGAGGGAGGCGAAATATAGCATGGATATTCGAGAAATGAAGAAGGAAGACTTCGAGGCTGTTCCTCGCAGGGAGAGATTTGATAGTAAGTGTCCGGCGTTCGATAGTCTGGTCATCATTCCGGTCGATGGAGACGATAACTGCTTCAGCCGGTGGGGCGTGATGGACTTTGTGGGGTGCATTGGGGCGGAACCGGTCGTGCGGCTGTCCGGGTGCTCGGAGACGCTGGAGCTGGAGGGAATTGGAGGCCATGGAGAATGGTTCGGGCCGTGCGATTATCGGAAGATGGCGCTGCCAGCGTGGTCGATTGATTGCTTGCCGTGCGGATATCTGCGGATCTTCTGCAAGGGGCGAATCAAAGTGGGCGAGACGGGAACGTCGTTTGAGATCTTTTCACAGGAAAGGAAACTGGGTAGATGAAAATTCCGCTGGGAATCAGATATAAACTGCATAAGCTTGCGGACATGGCTGCGCGGGCGAATGAGTTGAGATGGGAGCTTGAAGATTGGTTTGAAGAGCGCGGGCTGGAGGCAACGGGGGAGATCGGAACTCTGATGTGCGGCGTCGATTGTACGGCCGAGATGATTGACCGGCTTGAGAAAGGAGCCAAGACAGATGGCTAAGATCACCTTTGCGTGCGACTACTGCGGAACGGTTGTTACGAGGAAACGGGGTAAGAAAGCTGCGGCGCATAGTTTCTGCTCTTATACATGCGCGGCCAAATGGCGGATTGCGAATGGGCGCGTGCGTCAGAGCTACGACATGAACAATCGCGGAAAACTGCCTCATGACATGGTTGACATAAAAGTGACGGAAGTGATTGACCTGTTTCCGGTGTGCCGGCCGGTTGTTGGGAAGCAGTACCGGGCGGAGAGATACAAAGGGCAGGGCAATCCAGACAGGATTGGGTACGTAATCAACGTAAATGGAAAGCGCGTCAACGTCCGGATGGACGAATGCGAAGAGGTCGGATGATTTAACAGGAGGGGATTCATAGTTGAGAAAAATTCTGTTTCGTGGAAAAGCCGTAGGAAGCGGCGAGTGGGTGTATGGCTACCTAATTGGGCGCGCAGAGAATAGCGGCCGTCCGTGCCAGGGGAAATTCTTCATCGATAACGGGGAACCGTTCAATACGGCGGTAGAGGTCATTCCGGAAACTGTCGGACAGTACATCGGGCTTGTTGACAGAAATGGCGAGAAAATCTTCGAGGGTGACATCTTGAGCGTCGAAGGCGTTCCAGATCTGTACTCCGTTGAGTTTATCACGGCAGATGCCTCATTTGCAGTCCGGAACTGCAAAGACAGACGGTACGCCGCCACGAATCTTACGGTGGACGACCAGAATGAGCTTCGTCGGTGTGGCACGATCTACGATCAGGAGGAATCCGCATGAAACTCAGTGAGAAGATTTACGTAAGGACAGTCGCCCTGCTTGTGATATTGATTATAGCAATGCTAGTGGTCTCGGTTGCGTTTGCTGTGAAAAGTGAATGTGATAAGAATGCCACCAAAACAGAAACCGTAGTGGAGCACAGTCAGCAACGATTTCAACGGGTCATCAAAGACGATAAATCCGCTCTTACCGTGTACGTCGATACCGAAACAAACGTGATGTATCTGCTTCGGCTCGGTTCCGGTGGCATTTGCGTGATGTTCGATGCTGAAGGGAAACCGCTTCTGTGGGATGGAGGGGCAACGCCATGAAATATACCATGCTTCCAAACCGCCTTGGTGTCTTCGCATGGTCAGATGTTCCGGACTGCTATGATATCCAGACTGGACGTAAGATAGCGTCGCAGTTCACTGCACTCGTTTTTTCTGAGATCAATTCCAGCGCGGACTTGAACAATGGCGATTTAACAGAGGTGACGATGGACTGCACATTGAACGATGATCTTCCAGAAGATTGGATGCTCGTCTCAAAGAACGAAGATGGAACAGAGCGGATTGAAATTCAGGCACATGTATGTGCGGTGCCAGAACCCATCTGCCAAGGACTTACCGTTATGCGATTCCCCGTGTGGAGTAACGAACCTGTTGGCATCCCGTTAGGGAAGTGCGTCGCCGTGATACCAAGGGTGAAAATAGATGAAATGTAAACGGAGCGACTGCTTCACATGTCCATATCCGGACTGCATTAACGACTCCTTCGCCAGCCACTACCGGCCGTCGAAGGAAAGGCTTGCAAAACAGTCTGCCAAAGCGGCCGAGACGGCAAAGGAACGTGCTGCTGCTGGCTTGTGTACGCTGTGCGGAAAGCGAAAGCCGCGCCCAGGTTATAGGACCTGCTCAGAATGCGCAGCGAGGCAGCGCCGGGCCGCGAATGCTTCCCACTACCGCAATGGAACGACACCTAGAATCCTTATGGATGGTGTCACACTCTGTAAGAAGTGCGGCAAAAATCCTCCTGCATACGGTTACGCAGTCTGCGAGCGATGCTTGGAACTCTGCCGCTCGGCGCTGGATAAGACACCGACACACAACGGGAAGTCCCTGGATACCGGATTTGCGCGGGCGCTACGCGCCGATTATCTGCTGAACAAAAAGGAGAAGAAATGAGAGTTGAAATTTTTACTGCAAGCGATGCGAGGGAACTTACAAGTGAGTTAAATGCAGTGCTTGAGGGCTACAACAATGAGGAAGTCGAAATCCAATATCAGCACTGCGCTACAAGAACTGGAGACGGATGGTCACGATTCTTCTCCGCAATGGTCATTTTCAAGTGACGGGGTTCATCATGAAGCAATACTGCCGCTACTGCGTAAATGCTTATCTTCAAGGTGATGACATGATTTGGTGCGAGCCAAAAGACGAAATTCGAACTGACCGTCAGATAACGCGGCTGAACCGCTGCCCACACTTCGAATTTTGCTCGATAGACGTTCTTAACCCAGAACGGGAGTACAGGCCGGTTGAGAAACGGAGGGCGGCGCAGAAAAAGGAACCGGACATGGAGCAAACCACTATGTTCGGCGGCTTGGAATGGGAGAAACGGAAATGAGTAAACCCAAATACATGAAAGGCGATTGCATTCGATCACTGGACGATTTGGTGCTGCAAGAAAATATCTATTGGAACGGGAGAATTTGGAACAGAAAGTGGTTCATGAACCTTCAGATTCAACTGCTTCTGACTCAAATCAAGCACAAGGCACTAAAGCACGCTGTGAGGCGGGACGGCATCACAACGGGAGAGTTTGTCGAGCCAGTATTGTGGCATGAAATCAAAGAACGTCCACTGACGGATGCGGAAAAATCTGAATTTTCCGAGCATGGCTATTCGGATTTTGAAATCCCGGAGTATATGTTCGACTGCCCTATGCCTGATGATGAGCAGGAAATCCTAGTCGCAACCGAGTGGGGAGTGGACAAGGATGTGTGCTGCGCCGATACAGACGATTGGGGAAACCATTCGTTTGGATTGGAGGAACGCGGAGATTGGGACGACGTGATCGCGTGGGCGGAAAAGCCGAAGTACGATTCGGAGGGGAAATGAAAATGAAGCAACAAGAGATTTTGCAGGAACTGAGGCGGCATGGCGGCTCGCTGGCAGTAGCTGCAGCCAATGAAATTGAGACGCTTGCGGCTAATAATGCGGAACTAGACAAATCGTTAGGTGCCTTAACAACGGCATATAACGAGTTGCTGGACCACATGCCGGCGTGGATCAGTGTCAAAGACGACCTTCCGAAGGCTAAAGCTGCATATGGGTGGGTGAGCTGCACTGTTACTGTCATGGAGTCAGTAAGTAATCCATTCACAGATGAACCGTATGACAGGAAGTTCGTTTCGCCCGCAGTTTTTGACACCGAACAAAAGATATGGCACATCGGAAGAGATAAAGAAAGTGAAGTCCTTGCCAATGCTCTTCTGGGAATCGAAGATGCTCCACTCACCGGATATTATGTCACCCACTGGATGCCACTTCCTATTGCGGCCGGGGAGGATTAAACCATGCCCATCATGAATTACACGACGAAGGTCGATGTGTTTGCGACGCTTGGTGAGATTCAGGGGCAGCTCGTCAAACATGGTGCGAAGAAAATCATGCAGGATTACGACAATGACGGGCATATCACAGCACTGTCCTTCCTGATTGATACACCGAATGGCCCGCGCGGAGTCAAATTGCCAGCAAACGTCGACGCAGTGTGGAATGTACTTACAAAGCAGAAAGTCAAATGCGACCGCGATCAGGCCGAGCGTGTCGCTTGGCGCATCGTGAAGGACTGGGTAGCTGCGCAGATGGCGATTCTGGAATCTGAGATGGTGCAGATGGATGAGATCTTCCTTCCGTATATGCTCAACGATAAGGGTCAGACGCTATTCCAATGCTACCGGAAGAACCAGCTTTCAATCGGAGAGGCAACATGAATGGAATAAAAAAGCGCTATGAGACACAGAAGCTGATGATTGATAGAGAAATCCGGGATGTCGAGATCTACAGGGTTCCGGAATTGCTGAAGCAAGTACCTGGGGCAGATTGCCGGGAGTGCGCTTTCTTCGGAACAATGAAGGCATACGAACTCGGCCTGCCATTCTGCTGGTCGGATGAAGTGGCCGAATCCAACATTTTCGCGCTTGGGAAGCAGATCTGTTTCCGGAAGCGCAATGATACGGATTGAATTAGAGGGATACTGATGGACTTAGAGAAAACTGCGATGGAGCGGCTACGAATGGCGTCAGAAATGAGCCTGCGCTTGTACAATCTGCAGAATCAGCTTTTGCTTGGAGGAAAACGATGATTGCTCGCGTCTTTCCAAGAAAAACGAACGCTTCCCCGACAGATGCGCTCGCATTCTTCGGCCAGCCGACAATCGAAAATATCGCCGACTGCATCAAGGCGGGCGTAACAGAAGTACATATCTCCGTAACGTTTACGTGGGATCTCGAAAAGGCCGAAGATCTGTACTACGCATGGCAGATCCTCGGCGTTCCGGTGGAGATCGGCGGCCCGGCGTTTGATGATCGTATGGGAGACTTTACGCCAGGGCTGTATCTGCGAGAGGGGATGATTTTTACATCACGCGGATGCACAAAGGATTGCTGGTTCTGCTCCGTGCCGCGCTGCGCACACGGAGAAATCAAAGAGCTGCCAATCGTGGACGGATGGAACATCCTTGATGACAACATTCTGGGAACGTCAGAAGCACATTTTCGGGCGGTCTGTGAAATGCTCAAGAGGCAAAAACAAAGATCTGTTTTTACTGGGGGATTAGAACCGGCGCTGCTCCAGCAGTGGCAGGCGGATTTGCTGCACGAGGTAAACCCAGCACGGCTTTATACAGCCTATGACACAAAGGACGATCTGGAACCGCTCATCGAAATGGGCAGGAAACTGCGGGCAGCCGGTTTCCGCCCGGCACGACACGCCATGTGCTGCTATGTGCTGTGCGGCTACGACGGAGATAGCTTTGAGGATGCTGAAAAGCGCCTGATGCAGACCATGCAAGCGGGATTTGTTCCGTATGCCATGCTGTTTCGCGGAGAGGACGGAAAGTATGATCCGGAATGGCGACGTTTCCAGCGCGAATGGTGCCGCCCGATTATTACGGGAAAGAAGTTTAATGAGTATTGGAGAGGAAAACCATGAAAAACAAGGAAATCGTGCAGGCGCTGCGGTGCTGCGCGAAGGGGCTTGGACACGACGACGCGTGCGAAAACTGCAAGGTCGGAGAAATCCAAAACCGGCGGGAATGCATCGAGTTTGCGGCAGCTAACGCAATCGAGCGCCTGGCCGACGAGAACGCGACGCTGCGCAAGGAAATCGAGTGGAAGGACATGGTGATTGCCCTCGCACAGAGAAAGCAGGCGAAGGCAGAAGCCGAGAGGGACGCTCTAATCGAGCAGATAAAAGAGCGGCATGACTGCCTGGACTGCAAGCATAACGATTTTTGCGAATATGACGGTGCGATTGTCGTTGAATGCATAAACTGCGTGCAGGAAGGATGCCTATGCGCCGGGTGCTACGATTCCAGCCACTGGGAATGGCGCGGATTGCCGGAAGCGCCGGAGGAGAATAATGCCACCTAAAGAAAATCTTGAAAGAGCCTGTGAAGAGTGCATCCATTATTGGGCGTGCTCCAGACAATGCGGCGAGCCGATGGCGCAGAGTAGCGCCACTGGCTGTGAGTGCTACGAGACGATTAAAAGCAGTATGGCGTATTATGTCGGGACACTGGATGGAGCCAAAGGAAAAATCCCAAATCGCCTCCGCGAGCTGGCCGAGGCCGACGAGGACGGGCGCGTGGTGGTGCTGCCGTGCAAGGTGGGAGAACGCTGGACAGATGAGGAAGGTCGAGCAGTGCGAATAACCGCAGTAATCGTCAGCATAGATCTGTTTGGGACGAGCATCAACATCTACTTTGATTATGAGGACGCAACGCCGGACGATGCGGGAAGCGACTGCGTGACAAATTGGAATTATTTCAGCCGCCACTATACCTGCATTGAAGCCGAGCGGGCGCTGCAGGAAATGGAGGGCAAGAAGGATGGTTAGTCTGAGCCCGTATGAGATGGAATGCCGGGAAATTAAGCGGATCTGCGACAAGTACGGACACGGGAACGTGATGGAGTGGGCGTCTGCGCTGTGGCGGAAAGAGGCCAGAGAGCAGGGGTTCCCGGAAGATGGCTGTTTTGTGCCGACGTGCCCATCGTTTATCAAACGCAAGTACCAGAATCCAAAGCAGCATGAATTGTATGACGGTTTTGTAAAAAAGATACTTGGAACTCGGAAGGATGACCAACAGTGAAGAAATTGAAAATACCGAAGTATATCCGTGAGTGGATGGCGCTTACCGCGTATTATTCCTACAAAGCTGCAGAGCTCAACCGGAAGGTGGCTGATTGGCTGGAACGTCACGGAGTTGATGTCGACGCGCTCAGTGATGGTTCCGGATGCGGATTCGAAGAGCTGATGTACGGGTTTAACATCGCAGATGAACTCTGCGAAAGGATAGAAAGAGAGGCAGCAAATGCGGACATATCTCAGAAGTGATTACGCGCTCCACCCGTGCGGCGCGGGATATGAATATTGCGACGGGGAGTGTTCTCATTGCGAAGCTGCGGCATCGACATATACCTCAAACACTACGCAGCCCAAATATGAGCCGTGGCGAAAAGAAATGCAAGAAAGGCCGGTGACACCGACAAACAATGAACAGACCAGAAACGACGAAGTGGCTTTCGGCACTGCTGGAAGAACATATTGACCCGAAGAACGACCCGCGCGTCTATTGGGCCAAAGAAGTCACGTTCGACTACGGCAGCGTTTCTCCCATTCGCGTGGACTATATGCAGTTCAAGCCGGTCAACAATAGCGTGTCCGGCATCGAGAAGGGCGATGTGTACTGCTACGAGATCAAGTCCTCAGTTGAAGACTTCCGCTCGAAGAACGGACACAACCTGATTGGGGATTTCAACTACTACGTCATGCCACTGGAAGTCTACGAAAAGGTCCGGGACGAACTGCCATACAGCGTTGGCGTTCTGTGCCCGGAAAAGCTGGGTTATAAATTCCTGCCGTACATTCTGAAAGTGGTGCAGCGTGTTCGACGCATCGACAGAAAAAGGCCGCTCCAGGAAATGCTCCTGATGATGTGGCGCAGCTCCCGGCGGGAAATTGTAAAAGCGAGAAAGGAAGTGAATGGAAATGACGAACCTTAAACCTTGCCCGTTCTGCGGAGGTGAAGCAAAATTCTTCAGAAAAGCAAGTTTTGAGCTCGGAACACGGCGCGGCTGGAAGTTTGGAATCCATTGCACAAAGTGCGGCATCGAAACTCCAAAGAACGATTACACGGTAGAAATTGAATTTTCAGACTATGGAGAAGTGAAAGTCGTGAAAGACGAACGGCCAGCAGCAATCGAAAAATGGAATTTGAGGACACACCACTGATGGAAGGATGAACACAGTATGTCTCGCTCTGTAAATGAAGTTCTTTTCGAAGCGGTCAAGAACAAACTGCAAACGGCGCGCGAATCGTATTCCAAATACCGATCCACAATGGAGGACCTGAACGCGCTGCTCAAGGATATGATCGACTATGCAGTAAAGAACAACTGGAACATCCAAGAACTGTCCGATTATTCCCTTGAAGGTTATTTGTATGATGGCAAGCCGGAAATCGATGAGGTCATGAAAAAGATCATAGAGATGTTTGGAGTGCCAGAGGAGGAACTTTGAAATGGTGTATTACATCAAAGATCAGGACCTGCTAGACCTTCTTGACGAGAACGGCAGAACGATACTGACTGCCGCAAAAATCAACAGACTTGAGGGAGTCTACTTTCCCGCAGAACTGCACGTTGGAGATCGCGCGTGGAAGAAGGCCATGAGCATCCTCGATAAGAAATACGCGGAAGCGAAAAAGCTGCCGTTCGTCCGTAACCCGCTGGCATGGGCGCTATATCACACATGGAGGGAGTTTGACGATGGAAAACGTTGCGACTGAAGAATTTATCAGCAGAACCGAGGCGCTGAAAGACTTTGAATCCTGCAACGCGGAAAATCCGAACTGGACACCTCAGCGTGTGAAAACGCTCCTGCTTCGTCAGCCCGCCGCTGACGTTGCGGAGGTGGTGCATGGACATTGGATTGAGTATCAAATCCCACATATCATTTGCTGCTCCGTTTGTGATTGGGGAACAGGACCGGAAGAAAAAACAAATTACTGCCCAATGTGCTTTGCAAAAATGGACGGAGGCGACGAACAATGATAGCTTGCCTCACTTACAACATCATCAATATTATGGCCTGGTGCTGGCTGGCTGAACGATTTGGACATTGGTGGATCGCGCTTTTTGCGATATTCACGATGATCCATTACAGCCACAGCAAGAAGTCAGATGGCGGAGGTGACGAGAGTGCGCCTGATTGATGCAAGCGCCTATAAAGCCATTTTGAAAGGCTGGTTGTCTGAGATGCACGCCGGCGAGGACGAAGAAGAAAATGCGGAGGGCACAGCGATCTATTCTTGCATTTGCCAGTTGGATGATGCACCGACTGTTGATGCCGTCGTGGTAACGCGCTGCAAAAACTGCATTTACTTCGGCGTGAATAAAGAAAATGACCCGTACTGCACGAACAGGCGCGGCCTAGATGATCCAGTGCCAGACGGGTTCTGCAACTACGGAGATCCAAAGGAGTAACGTGAAAATGGGCGTAACGATTAAATGCAAGAAAACCGGTCGGGGCATCGACCTCGGGTATAGCGGATTCATGCGGCTGCGGAACAAAGTGGCCGAACTCATGGGAGGGCCGTTTTGCAGCCACTACAAAAAATTATACGATGCGCCGCCTCTCATGCGACCGGATGAGGAAAATAAGTTCTATACGGAATGGGACGCGGAAGCAATCAGGCTGATTACGGAAAACAACATTCCGGTGAAAGTCGTGAATTTCCTGCTTGAAGGCGACTGCGATGGGAAAATCCGGTACGGAGCCTGCAAGGAAATTCTGAAGGTCATCGGGGACTACGATGACAACATCTGCTACGGCTATGCCGGCCGGAGCGACTGCGCAATGTTCCGAGACTTCAAGGCAATCTTGCAGGACTGCGTGGACAACAAATGCGATATGGTCTGGATGTAGGAGGACAGAAAATGGATGCTGTGGCGTATTTCAAAGCATATGCGAGAATGTGCGATTCTTTTGATTCTAAGAACAACATCACGGGAAAACCGTGTGTAGGCTGTCCACTTGACGATATTGGACGCGGATGCCATATGAACGATCTCACCAACAACGCAGAGGAATGTGTTGCTGCGGTCGAGAAGTGGGCAAAAGAACATCCTGTTAAAACGAGGCAGAGTGAATTTTTGAAGATGTGGCCTGATGCTGAGATTGGCGGCGACGGATTGCCAAATGTCGCACCATGCCAGTTGTGTCTTGGGTTGATTCATAGCGAATTTCCGGAAGATTGCGAGAGTAGAGGATTATGTGTTGAATGCCGCCGTGATTTTTGGCTGGCCGAAATCAAGGACGAAGAAGCATAATTGGAGGACGGAGATATGGATGCTGTTGAATTCTTAAAAGAACGAACTAGGATGTGCAATTTTTATATGAGTAGGTGCATGAACTGCCCTGGAAACAAAGTTGAATATTGCGCAACATTATGTGCAAAAGCTATTGATCTGGTTCCTATCGTTGAGCAATGGTCAAAAGAACATCCTGTAAAGACAAGGCAGAGTGAATTGCTCAAGTTGTTTCCTAACTTAGTTTTTGAAAATGGGTGTTTTTGTATGTGTCCCAAATACGTTGGTCAGAAAGAATGTATTGATGGGCCACTTGAGAAAATCACTTGTGATAAATGCAAGCGTGATTTTTGGCTGGCAGAAATCAAGGACGGTGAAGCATGATGGACAAGCAACTGATTTACAGGGAAGACGCGCTCGAAATCGTTCGCCGGACATCCGGAGACTATGCTGCGGCATTTGCTGAGATCAGCCGACTGCCTGCAGTGGACGCAGTACAGGTTACACGCTGCAGGGACTGTGATGGCCGCCGGGCAGAAATTTCGTGGTGTGGGACATATGTTAGGTGCGGCTTTCGTGACGCGGCCGGCCTTAATATGCCGGAAGATGGGTTCTGTTCTCTTGGGAAAGGAGGACAATAAATGCCGCTCATAAACGTTGCTCTCTACGGAGAAGGAAAAAGAAATAACAGGCTTCGGGCAGAATATATTTGCTGCGATCGCACGCAGGAATGCTCCGCATACCACGAAGGGAAATGCCTGAACGTTACCATACCGTTCAACCGACGGTGTGAACTTGGCAGAGTTGAAAAAGTGGATGGCGGCACAAAGCAGAGCAGACTCTATGACAGTGTAACGAACATGGCACGGCATTCTGAAAAATATCGCCTTCTTAAATACCCATCCCATTGGTATGTAATTCGAATTGGAGATATGGCGTATCTGAATCTTCCTTACGTTGACCTCAAATTGGACGGACGCCGACTGAACGCATCAACGGCGATATTCACAAATCAACATTTACTAGTGGACAGACCAATGCTGACACCGGACAATTTGGACAACGTACTTGGATATAAACCACGCAATATGTGCGGAGACATCATCACGGGCTATGCGGATGAAAGCGTACCGAATTTCCTGCGCCAATTCAAAAGACTGTTTCCAGTGGAATATGACCGTTTCGTGAAAGAGTACCCGAAGTATGCAGAGCTGTCCCCGACGTTTATCGGAAGATACGCAAAACTCGCAACGTGCAATTCAGACTGCGTGTATAAGGATTCAAGCGGGAACAAGTTCACGATGGAAGATGGGAAATGGATGGTCTGCAAAGAGTATAGATCGGGATTCCTTCCGTTTGGAGCGTCCAAGGCAGAAGTCATTATTACGCTGACAGACGATATGAAAGCTAAAATCACGGACAATGCGCAGGTCTTGGATGACACTGTGTTTGCATAGGAGACAAGATGAACAGCAAATACTTGGAATTTCTGAAATCAAAAATTGAGACGGCTCCGGTGAGCGGCTTTTCCGTTCCGGAAGAAGATATCAATCAAGCGCTGAAACCGCACCAGAGAGACGCAGTGCGCTGGGCGCTGCGGGGTGGCAGAAGAGCTCTCTTCGAGAGTTTCGGATTAGGTAAAACTGTACAGGAACTGGAGTTCTGCCATCATGCCGCGAAACATGAAGGAATGCCAGCGTTGATTGTGCTTCCGCTTGGCGTTCGACAGGAGTTCAAGCGGGACGCCGTGAATATTCTGGGATACGAAGAGCCGGTCTATGTACGGACGATGCAGGAGGTACGCGAGAATGCCGGGGTGGAGATCATGCTTACCAACTATGAGCGCGTCCGGGACGGGGATATCGACCCGGCGTACTTTGCGGCGACGAGCCTTGACGAGGCGTCGGTGCTGCGCTCGTTTGGAAGCAAGACCTATCAGACGTTCCTCCAAAAATTCAAGGGTGTCAAATACAAGATGGTAGCAACGGCCACGCCGGCACCGAACAAGTACAAAGAGATCATCCACTATGCAGGATATCTCGAAGTCATGGACACCGGACAGGCCCTTACACGGTTCTTCAAGCGGGACAGCACCAAGACCAACAACCTGACCCTTTATCCCCACCGTGAAGAAGAATTCTGGCTTTGGGTCAGTTCATGGGCGCTGTTCCTTGGAAAACCGTCAGACCTCGGATATTCTGACGAGGGATATGAACTTCCTGGGCTCGAAGTCAGAACGCATGTTGTTCACGACGAATTCGGAAAGATCACGGACCGGGATGGTCAAGTGAAGATGATGAACGATTCTGCCACAAACCTTCAGGAGGCATCACGCGAAAAACGTGAGACAATAGCTGCAAGAGTCCGTTTAGCAAAAGAAATCGTCGACAGTGACCCAAACGCAAGCTTTATCCTCTGGCACGATCTTGAAGCGGAGCGGCACGAAATTCACAGAGTTATGCCAGAGGCCGTAGAGATTTACGGAACGATGGACTATGACGAGCGAGAACGCCGTGTGATTGACTTCTCGGACGGCAAAATCCGGCTCTTTGCGACGAAGAAGGAGCTGTCCGGACAGGGATGCAATTTCCAGAGGCATTGCCACAGAATGATTTTCGTTGGAATCGACTATGAGTTCAACGACTTCATTCAGGCCATTCACCGCTGCTACCGCTTTTTGCAGACGGAGAAGGTCATTGTGGACATCATCTATACGGAGGCGGAGATTCCAATCTGGGACGTGCTTCAAAAGAAATGGAAGCAACACGACTACATGCAGGAGCAGATGCGAGAAATCGTCAAGAAATACGGTCTCTCGGGCGAACGCATGAAACAGGAACTGGAAAGAAGCATAGGAGTTGAGAGAGTGGAGATCAAAGGCGAAAACTGGATTGCGGTCAACAATGACTGCTGCGAGGAAACGGAAAAGATGGCGGACGACAGCGTCGATCTGATTGTCACGTCTATCCCGTTTTCAAATCACTATGAGTACACACCAAGCTATAACGACTTCGGTCACAACGAAGATACGCAAAAGTTCTTTGAGCAGATGGACTATCTGACCCCGAACCTTCTGCGCGTGCTGAAACCTGGACGTGTCTTCTGCTGCCATGTAAAAGACCGCGTTCTTTACGGCAACGCGACCGGAACCGGTATGCCGACGATGGAGCCGTTTCATGCCATGTGTATCAGCCATTACATGAAGCACGGTTTTGCGTACTTCGGCATGATTACGGTCGTTACGGACGTCGTTCGAGAGAACAACCAGACGTACCGGCTCGGATGGTCTGAGCAGTGCAAGGACGGGACAAAAATGGGCGTCGGCTGCCCGGAGTACATCTTGCTATTCCGGAAGCTTCCAACCGACCGCTCCAAAGCATATGCGGATGAGCGCGTATCCAAGACGAAGGACGAATACACACGCGCTCAATGGCAGATCGATGCACACGGGTTCTGGCGCAGTTCCGGAAATCGGCTGATTACGAAAGACGAACTGCTGCATACTGACACGGGAAAGTTGCAAGCGATTTATCGGAAATACAGCCGTGATTCCGTTTACAGCTATGACGAGCATGTAAAACTGGCGAAAGAGCTTGACAAGGACGGGCATCTGCCAGCCACGTTCATGGTAGTTGCGCCCGGAAGCTGGACAGACCAGGTATGGGACGATATCAACCGAATGCGGACGCTCAACACAACGCAGAGCCAGAGACGGAAAGAGAACCACGTTTGCCCACTTCAGCTAGATATCGTTGACAGGCTCATCAATCGATATAGCAATCCGGGGGATTTGGTGCTTGACCCGTTCGGCGGACTCGGGACCGTTGCACTGGAAGCCATCAAGGCCGGCAGACGTGGCTACACCATCGAGCTCAATAATGACTACTTCCGCGATGCGGTCGGCTACCTGAAGGAGTTCGACGAGTCTCAGCAGAACGACAATCTGTGCCTGTTCGATGTAATCTGATTCCAAAAACGTGCGATGGGATGCAATGCAAAAAATTTTTTCTGGCGTTGAGCAAACACCTGTGACACGAAAATAGAGAAAAAGTTATGAATACTCCTTAAACATCCGTATGTGCAGAACATATGGATGTTTTTTCATATGACCTAAATCATTTGGAGGCATGAGTATGCTGAAAATAGAGGGAGTGATAAATGATGAACGAAAAATACAGCAAAATCCGAATGCGATACATCGGAAAAACAGGATATCACGGCCTGAAGCACAGAAAAGTCTACGAGATCAGCATTGTCAGCATGTACGGGAAATTTTGGGTAGAGGTTGGAGACGAAGCCATCGCTTATGTTTCGCTCGCCATGCTCTGCCGGAACTGGGTCGACGTTTAGAAAGGAGAACAGCATGAACGATTGCGAAAGAATTATCGCTTACTGCAAACAGCATGGATCTATCACGCAGCTGGAAGCGACCAGAGAACTTGGCACAACACGTCTTGGCGCGCGGATTTGGGATTTGAAGCACAGACTTGGCTATGAGGTTGATGATGTCTGGGAGACGGCAACAGACCGCTTTGGAGATGCCACGCGGTACAAGCGGTACTTCGTCAAGGAGAAGGCACAATGAGCGATACCTGCGAAGGCTGCAAGTGGTGGGAACCGTTTAATTGGGCCTGCTGTAACGGAGACAGCCCACATTGTGCGGATTTCGTCAACTGCGGATGTAAGTATTTCGAACGAAAGGACAATGAGGAATGCCAGAACGAAAAGGAACAGCGCCATTAACTGCGCGTGAAGAGCCGACTACTACACAGAGATCGTGTGTGGGATGCGACGCATGGGATGATTTCACCTGCTGCAATGCGTCGAGCCAGTTCTTCGGCGGGGCAGTTGACTGCGGGTGCAGATATTACAGGACGGAGGACGTGAAGGAATGACACAGAGAGAATTTGTGCTGAAAATGGAACCGGGCGCGGAAAACAAAAGCTGCTACGGTGGAATACGTTATTGCCCACACGCATATAGAGATATTCTTCCTGTTCCGCTTGAAATGTGTAGTTTCCCGCTTGAAATGTGTAGTGGAACGTCTAAAGCAAGTGCAGAACTCTGTGAGAAATGCTGGAATCAGGAAATGGTTCTCCCTGCACCAGCTAAAAAGCCAATGGCGCAGGTCAACGCATTCATGAATCAGGACGCAGACGAAAAACCGGCTGAAAATTTCGTAGATCATCCGACGCACTATTGCCAAGGCTCCATTGAGTGCATCGACGCCCTGAATGCGATGGTTGAAGGATGGTCCGACCCGGTATCGGCGGTATTGGCGTGGCAGACAGTCAAGTACATCTGGCGGCATCCGTTCAAGGGAAAGCCGGTGGAAGACCTCAAAAAAGCACAGTTCTACCTTGAACGGTTGGTACAGCAATATGAGTGTAAGAAAAAAGACTGACCGTCGATTGACGATCATCCGTCCATGCGGAACATGCGGCCAGATGGTAGTTACGAGCGCAGGTTCACCGTTTATGAGAATGATTGAACGGGATGGAAAGAAGGAAGCGGTTACTTACTACTGCTGTCAAAGCTGCTACAAAGCGAGCTACAAACACATTGGCTGGTACGACGGGAAAGCTGCCGAACGTCGTGCAGAACGTGAAAAGAACCGGGACCGACGCGAGTATAATCTTCGCTACTACGCAGAGCACGCGGAAGAGATCAAAGCCAAGAAACGTGCATACTACGCAGCGCATCCAGGACTGTCCGCTCAAAATAGCCAATATTACAGAGCGAAGCAAAAGCTTCTTACTGCAGAAGCCAGAGAAGGAGGCCCGGTAGCATGAGAAAATTCCTTTTCTGTGTCTGCGTGATCCTCGTCCTCATATCGGTTACGCTTCTAATTTTTCAGAGTGGCATTGAGCAAGCGCTTGCAAATCAGGCAGCATCCGAGGTGGACGCTACGAGGGCTGCCGCAAGTCAAGAATCGCTGAATGAATCGGAAGACCCGGAAGAACCGGAGGAAACGATTCAGGAGGCCCCGCAGGAAGCGGATGACGAAGAAGCTTTTGACGATTCGCAGTTCTGCCATCCACCTCATACGAAAGATGGTGTTGGTGGAAACGGCGGGTTTATCACAGATGACCCATATGACTTAGAGCTTTTGGCACGAGCAATTTACGCTGAAGCTGGCGGGGACGACTGCAGCGACGAAACTCGTATCATGGTCGGAAATGTGATTTTGAACCGCATGAATGACCCCAGATATCCAGACACCATGGAAGAAGTGCTGACGCAGCCGCTTCAGTACAACGTGTTCGACAGAACCGGTGTTGTTTGGAAAGACAGAGCATCGAACCCGGAAGAAAAAGATGCCGTTGAGCGCGCGTATCGCTGCGCCGAACGTGTATTGCTCGGAGAAAAGCTCCTTCCTGATGACGTGATTTTCCAGTCGGAAAACATACAGGGGACTGAGATCGTAGTTTATCAGGACGGAATGTACTTTTGCAGATGAAACGGAGGGACTGGCATGGCAGCAATCATATCCGCCCCGTGTAAAGATTGCCCGAAACATCAACCAGGCTGCCACGGGAAATGTAAAGACTATGCTGAATTCTTAGAGAAAGACGCCGCAATCAAAGCTCAAATCGCACAGCAGCGAAAAAAGCTTGCGCCTACGGCATCTTTTACAAAATGTCAGCGACAGCTCATTCGAGAAGGAAAGAGGTGCGTGAAATGAACTCACTTTCCAGGGTGCTGATTCTCCTTGCAGTTGTATTCTGCCTTTTCGGAGGATGCGTCTTTTGCAGTGTGGCAAAACGATGCAGCACATCAACCGAACGCATACGATATGCTCTCGTCGGAGGGTGTGCAATCATGGTCAGTGTGATTTTGATGGCCTTGACCGTCACGCACTAGCACTATGAGCCCGCTGGAGACCGCGTGACGGAAGGAAAGGGCCTCGACGTGAAATGAGACGCAGAAAGCCAGAACTCGCCTCAAACGGCCACGAGAGGCGCGAGGCGGCCAAACGATCAAATAAAAGGAGAAGCAAATAGATGCTGAACAGAATCACCATACAGGGACGAGTTGTAAAAAAGCCGGAAATGCGAGTGACGCAGAGTGGCAAGCCGGTAGCAAGCTTCACGCTTGCGGTTGAACGCGACTACGTCGCCCAAGGACAGGATAGGGAGACCGACTTCCTCGACGTGGTTGCATGGAATCAGAAAGCAGAGGTCGCAGGGAAATACCTCGACAAGGGGAGCATGGCAGTCGTTGACGGACGCCTGCAGATCCGCACATGGACAGACAAAGAAGGAAACAAGCGCCGCAACGCTGAGATACTGGCGGACCAGATTTACTTCTGCGGAAGCAGACAGTCTGATGGAGCGGCGAAGATCAGCGGAGCCGAGGGTTCACCAGCATCTGATGTTCCGGACGGATTCACGATGCTGGATGAGAATGCGGACGATCTGCCGTTTTGATGGAGGTGAATCGCATGGATTCAAATTTTGAAACAGGCATTTATCCTGCTGAGTTCTATGACCCAACTATCCAAATGGTCAATCTCGGTGTACTAACTGAAAAGGAATACTGGACAATTATAGATATTGCTACGCGAATGGGGTACGTCGTTTTTGGGCGGCCCATAAATGCGAAATCGGGGGACAGAACCGATGGATAACGTTCAATGGATTAAACTCAAAGTCGGAATGTTCGACGGAGAAAGTTTCAAAAAAATCAAGAAAGCCAAGATCGGCGGCGAGAGTTTCCGCGATAAACTGACAGCTGTGTGGTTTGAACTGCTGGACTTTGCCGGTAAATGCAACCACTCCGGTTTCCTCATAAACTCAAGAGAAATTCCGTTCCAGTCGATCAGCGATATTGCGGTCATGATCGACCGCACTCCGGAAGAACTCGAACTCTGCATGAACTTCTTCATCAACGAAGGTATGGTTGAGATCATCGACGATATGTACCTTTTGTCGAATTGGATGGTGTATCAGAACGAAGCTGGACTCGAAAAGATCAGAGAGCAGACAAGACTTCGGGTAGAAAAACACAGAAAAAAGAAGGCTTTGACCGAAGGAAAAGGCGAGAAAGAATGTAACGCTACAGGTAACGTTACCACTGCGTTACAAAATCGTTACCCTCTTATTCTTAATTCTAATTCTAGCTCTAATTCTAGTAATAAGAAAAAAGAAGAAAAAGGGGGTACGGGGGAAAGGGGAGGAAAAGCGCAGCCGGTTTCCGATGAGATCAGCGCTGCTATGTCTAAGCTTCCCTCGATGGTCCAAGACCAAATGCAGAACTGGCTTGAATACAAAACTGAGCGAAAAGAATTCTATACTTCGCGTGGCTTGCAGTCTTTGATGACAGTCGTGAAAAAGAGAGTAGACCAATACGGAGCGCAGGCGGTCAATGATGTAATTGAGCGCACCATGGCTTCAAATTATCGCGGGGTAGTGTGGGAATGGCTTGAAAGAAAACCGCAGCCGACAAAACAATCTCTGCGAGACAATGCGCCGCTCGATTACGGTTCACCGGAGGACTTCTACAAATGACCGCAAGTTTGGAAGAACTGATGGCGATTCGCGCGCAAAAGAAAGCAGAGTCATCGTATGTTCCGGACAGAGACCCAACGGGCTTTTCGAATGTTCTCCGGGCCGTCGCAAAAAAGGTCCCTGTCGAAACCGATGGAACGGAAATTGGGGAAGACGGATTCCTCCATTGTAAGAAGTGTGGTGGACGTCGGCAGCGCGAAGTTGACCTTCCTGACGGGAACAAGATGACGGTTTCGTGTGGCTGCAGGTGCATGAAAGAAGATTGGGATGCGAAAGAGGCGAAGCGCAAGGCAGAGGAAGAAGCAATGCGAATCGAGAGTTTGCGCACGCTGGCTTTTCCAGATTCTGATTCAGCAATGAGCCAATGCACGTTTGAAAACGATGATATGGCGCGGCCTGAAGTTTCAAATGGCCTGAAAGCGTATTGCGAAAACTTTCCGCGCCTGCGCAGAGAGGGGAAGGGCCTGTTGCTCTATGGAACAGTAGGCACCGGGAAGAGTTTCCTTGCGGCGTGCATCGTGAATGATCTGGTGTCAAAAGGCTACAAGTGCATGATGACCACGTTTTCCAGACTCACGAACCAGATCGGTGCGCTATGGGAAGGAAAGCAGGAGTTCATAGACGGTCTGACGCGGTATGACCTGATAGCAATCGATGATCTTGGCGTCGAGCGCGACACGGAGTATATGAACGAGAATATCACCACGATAGTCGATGCACTGTACAGGGCGCATGTACCGCTGGTCATCACGAGTAACTACACGCCGCGCCAGATGAAGGAAGAATGTGAAACCCGGCGCAAACGGATCTATGACAGGCTGATTGAGAACTGCCATCCAATCGAAATGTCCGGCGAAAGCCGCCGCGTAAAAAAGGGACGTCAAGATTACGCGGAAATGAAAAAGCTATTGGGGGTGTGATTATGCGCGATAAACAGCTAGAGATACCTGCCGCCAGCTGCGCTTGGTGCGCCGGTGAGATCTATCTCAACGACACTGTATGGTTCGATGGATTCTCGACGTATGTTCACGATGAGTGCCTGAAAGAAATCGAAGATTCGCCGGAAGAAGCCCCCATTGCGGCATTCATCAAGAAAAACTACCGGAAATCCACGATGAGAGATCTCATTGAAAGTGCGCGGGAGGACGAACGGGATGAAGTTTGAAATTGTCCGCGCGCTGGATGGTAAAGGCATGATGATGACAGAACATGAGTCCTGCATCTACGACGATGACACCATCCGAAGCATGATGAAAGCGGGATATAAAGCCTACAAGGACGGCCGCGTCTATCGGCCGCAGGACGGAGGAAAGAAAAGTGGTACAGGTCGGACAAACCGTAAAGCGTCTGGTTAACTTCTCGCCGGACAAAACAATCGGTAGACCAACGGACAAAGAACTGCTCTTCGGGAAAGTCATATACGTGCATCCGAAGGGCCGCTTCTATACGGTTGAATTCACATTTTGGAACGGGGCAAAAATCCGTTCCTGCTATACAGAGGGAGGAAACGATGGCTAATGGACTTACCTATGCGCAGCGACTTCAAATTGCCAGAGATACTGAACTGCAGATTGGCGTAGACACCGGATTCCAAAAGGCAGCTGATTTCTTTGGCATTGCACTATACGAAGAAGGCTTCGGTGAAAAGCGCTTGGAAAAGATCGCCCGTCGAGTGATGGAACTCGACGAGGAATATGGCGATGCGTGGACAGGCCGCGCAGAAGCAGATTACAAGCAGGAGCAAATCGACCGGGTTCTGAAAAAGGCATACGGAAAGAACTTCACGCCGTTCTTTGACCGGAATCCGTATATCAAGAAGTTCAACTACGCAGGGAAGGGGAAACGGTAATGTACGAAGATAAGATAACGGTGGTTGGCACTGCTATGAGGCACATAGACGCGGAACCAGACCAAAACGGAACATCCTGCGCATACTGGCGCGGGTTTCTGCAGGGAGCCCTCATGCAGCAGCACGAAGACATGCACGGCATACAAGAGCAAATTGCGGCGAGCATACTCAAAAATGCAAAGTTTGAGGACAGCTGTGTGCGTTACGTGAAAGACAAGGGGGCGAAGACACCGACATATGCACATCAGGACGATGCAGGAATGGACCTGTATGCGTCCAAAGGAAACTACATCCCGGCCGGTGGAAGATGCACGTTCCCAACTGGAATCCATATTGAGATCCCGAAGGGTTACTTCGGAGCGATCAGAGCCAAGAGCGGCCTGCTCCGCAACCACGGTATCCTTTGCTCTGGGACGATTGATGTCGGCTACACGGGCGAAATCATGGTGACGCTGGTCAACACCAGCGACGAAATGTACTGCGTTTCAGAAGGCGACAAGATTGCACAGCTGATAATCATTCCGTATGAGCGCGTCGAGCTGCTGGAAGTGGAGTCACTTGAAAAGACCGAACGTGGGGACAACGGCTTCGGGAGCAGCGGTCGATGAAATGGGAAGAGATGGACGGCCTGGAACGGAGCCGGCAGTTCAAACGACTTAGGAAACTGTTCTTCGAGGCGCTTGAGAAGGCATGGAACGAAGAATTTGCAGAGTATCAAACTGTGTTCGAACCTCGAACACCGGATGAACTCGACCGATCCAAAGCCTACGGTGGGTATGGACATCCGATGCAGATTATCCCCAATGGTGAGTGGTCGCTGATCTGCGCTATACGCGGAGGGAAGAAGGATGGGCGGTAACTACCTTCAACGCGTGACAGCATTCTTCGAAAGCTACTTCGAAATCCCAAAGTTCTACTATGCAGAGAAGAAACAGGTTATCCGCACAGAAGCAATCCAAGACCTCATGCGGCAGCTCGTCGGGATGGGTGTTTTTCAGGACGAAGAATCGGTTCGGCGTGAAGCTCTGACGGACTTCGATGTTGTGCTCCCGAAACTTTAAAAATCGGCACGAGAATCGGCACACCACGGAAATTTAAAAAAATAAAGCCGTTTTAGCCGACTGCCTGCGGGTTCGAATCCCTCATCCCCTGCCAAGAAGAAAAACCTGCAATCTCAATGGATTGCAGGTTTTTTCTTTGCGTATCAAGGGTTTCACGGAATATTCCCACAGAATTACAACTCTAAAAACTGAACTTTTCAAACACAAAAGATGACATATGCGCAATAAAAAATTGGCCAAAATCGGCACGAAAATCGGCACGGAATCTGGGCCTATTTTGAACACTTCTCAATGTCGCTGTAGAACTTCTGCATCTTTTTCGTACTCTTGTCCATGTCCTTCTGTGCCTCATGAAGGTAATGCTCATGAACGGTCTTAATATTAGTCCAGCCGCCAAATTTCATTGTACGAAGTTCGGGCCATCCCAAATGATAACCGAGAGATGCGAAAGACCGACGTAAACCATGAACGGAAACCAATGGAAGGTCGTTTGCTTTGCAAATCTTGTTGATCTGTTTACCAATCGCTTGCGGAGTGAGCTTGACGATATAATCATCCGGAGCGACATCTGGAAGAATATCGAGCAGACGCGGAATCACAACCGGAATTTCTCTTGTCGATTCGTATGTCTTGTTAGTGTCCTTTTCGATAAGTTTGTTATTCTTGTCAAGAACGCGAGAACCTGAGACGTTGATAAAGGCAGTTCCACGTTTTGAAACAACAATGTCGCGACCTTTAAGATTTACGAGTTCAGATAAGCGCAAGGAGTGAAGCGCCAAGAGAGCTGCGACTTCGCAGGTAGTTCCTCGGATGAGAGGGATGAAGGCACGAATCTGCTCAAAATCTAAATATGGCTGACCACCTTTTTTGAATTTCGGAAGTGTGACATCTGGTGGGGTTACTTTGACGTGCCGCATAGCGGCTGATATGACATTCCAGCGATTAAAGACAGTCTTTGCGGAAACAAGCGCTGCCTCTTCCTTTATCGCTTCCTGCCAATCAATGGGCGAAGAGATATCGCACTTCATATATTTTTTGAACCCATGACGAAGAGCGATGTCGTAGCCACGTATGGTGGAAGGGGAAATAACCCCATCTTTATCGTGTATCATCTTCTTGATTGCATCTTCGACAGTTAGTTTGGGGGCGTGTTTCTTTTTTTCCAGGAATCCAGCACGAATAGCCTTCGCTTTGGCAATACACTTTTCCTTTGAGGTGTCCGTAATGCTTTGCTTCTCTGCGTCAAGATAAATACGCCAACTGCCGCTCGCAAGTTGCCTTGGAGCTGGTATCTTGATCTCGTCTTTCTTTTTACGTGCTTTAATCTGTTTCTCTCCGCACCAGTTGCAGAACATGGAATTATCTTCGATTTCGCGGCCGCAAGATTTACATTTCATGAGGATGGCCCTCCTGAAGCGCCTGCAGCTTCGCAATGGCTTCGTCACGCTCCTGCATGACACGAAGAAACTCTTCCTTTAGGGCATAAAATGTGTCAGCACAAATGCCGTATTTAGGGGCTTCGTGCATATTTGCATCGAGGCTGTCCAGCACCACTTGATCGCGCTTGTAAGAATCGTTGTTCAAAATATTACCTCCATTTGGACTTTGGATATGTACCGGGTGCGGACAGATAAATTCATTCTTTTCGAATAACTTTAATGATCGACCATGAAATAGCAACAGTAGATACAGAAATCATCGCAATCACGATCCATGCAACGACACTGATCTTTCCGTGTTGAATAAAACCAACGGCCGGCGCATTGATATCGAGGATAATATAGACAAGTAGCGAGAAGGCCATGGATACACACAGACACAGGAGGGTGTAAATTACAGGCTGACGTGCTTTCAACTGCGTTTGAAGCATGTCAGCTTTTTCCTTTTGATGAGATAATTCGGATTTGAACACGTTCAACTCGCCAGTAGTCTCGGAGAGTTTCATTTCCAACTCGTGGTTTTGCAGTTCCATCTCATGGACTTTTTTTCGAAGCTCTGCGCTGGAATCTGCAGAAGATGGTAGACCGAAGAGTTTGTCGATGGATAACCCAAGCACTTTGCAGAGAGCAACGGCATTAAACAGTTTCGGATCAGCTTGCGTTCCATCACACAAGCGATCTACTGCGGATTTCGATATGCCGGAAAGCTCAACCAAGTCATTGCAGGTGTATCCCTTTTCCATCTTTGCACGTTTTATGCTTGGCTGATATTTTGCAATATACGGGGCTAACTCTTGAATTGCACTCATAGATATAACCTCCATCTTGACATTTCCCACGGCTAAAGCCGGGGGGATTTACGCCACGCGCTGGTAATTCGCATGATTTTCGATAAAATTTCAAAATTGAAATGCCGAAATCGCAAATTTCGTGTAAAAACCGCAGAACTCCATCTTTTCAAAATTCTGCCTGTCTGCTACGATGTAGGCGTAGCGATCCAGTGGGCAAAGAAATATGGTCTGCTGCAATGCCCCACCGCCTCTGGCACAGGCGGTGGGGCTGACGAAATAACTTTCCGTCAAATAAATTGTGGAATCCAAATAGTAGAAAAATAAACGAAATGTTTGTGCAATATGAGCAGTTGCTTTTTACGAACATTCGTTTTAAAATAGGACACACGAAACAAATGTGAGAATTGGAAAGGAACGTGGAATAAGTGGCGGAATCGGATAAGATGCAGAATGAAATTGAACTGGACGAACTGGATGAAAGATTCAAAGAGCTGTTGAAAGAAGTGAAAGATAAAAGACGGTTCCTCAGATTTCTTCGTTTTTGCGCTCCGCGTCTACAAAGATGCGAGCAAGTTCAAGATATTTGGTCCGACTGGATTCAGACATCTGGTTGAATAAAGCGTAGAGCTCCTCGGTCTCGGCATCGTTTTTGATGTCGGGGCTATTTTTTTGTTCTGGAAAACTTCCAAGCAGTTTTTCTTCGGAAACATCGAAATACTCGCAAAGCTGAATAATTGTGCGTGGCTGCGGAGTCGTTTTTCCGTCGACCCAATTTCTGATCGTGGTTTGCGAGCAGTGCAAGTCATTTGCCATTTTATAGGCTGATAATTTGCGATCAGTCATCAGTTTCTTTAGGTTTTGTGGAAAATTCATAAAAACGCACCTCCAAGTTTGGCTATAAATATTGCTCCAAAAAGGTTGCATTCGCGACAATAATGGTGTAAACTTTGGAGTACAGAGCAAACGCAGAAACACCAAAACATCGTAAAATGCTTTGGAATGAAAATGGAGCAGATCTGTATTGGACGTTCAGATTTTACTGCTCCAACTTGCGCTTGTCAAGCCAATTTGGAGGTGAAACTGTGAACTTTCCTGAAACATTACAAAAAATGATGGAAACGAAGGGTGTGACTAAGTACAGGTTAGCAAAAGATCTCGGCGTCAGCCAATCGTCCGTGGCAAATTGGCTGAATGGAAGTAGCCCACATCCATTCATGCTGGATAAGATCGCAGCATATTTTGGATGTTCAGCCATAGCGCTTAAAGAAAAAAGCGCTAAAGACCGGGCTGTGACTGGAGGGTAAAGATGCCGCGATTAAAGAAGAAAGAGCCTGACTTTATCAAAGTCGCTCGTGTCATCAAAGGATATGCATCGGCTCCGCAAGTGGCGAAGATGCTGAATTGCTCTGCGAATACCGCTCGTAGACGGTTGAACGACCCTGAAACATTCACACTCGGCGAGCTCAACATGATCTGCAGGCAAGCACATATCCCGTGGGAGGACATGAGAGAGGCAGTGCAGGTATGAGCCTAATCCGCCAACACTTTGAGGACCATGAGAGCTGGCTAGAAGGTCGGCAGGAACTTGGAATCGGCGGCTCGGATGCTGCGGCAGTATGCGGGCTATCTCCTTGGATGTCGCCAGTGGAACTCTGGCGGGTCAAGACCGGCCAGAAGAAGCAGAAGGACATATCCAGCAGTGCAGTTGTAGAACGCGGAGTACGAATGGAGCCTGCGCTTCGAAACCTGTATGCAGCCATGAATCCGCAAATGCAGGTCGAGCACTTCCCATACGACATTCTGGCTCAGAGTGAGCGGCCCTGGCTGACGGCGACTCTTGACGGAGACCTGACGGACGAAAACGGACGCCGAGGTATCTTGGAAATCAAGACCGGACAGCTCATGAAAAAAGCTGACTATGAGAAGTGGGCCGATGGAAACGTGCCGATTTACTACCTTGCGCAAACTAACTGGCAGCTACTGGCGACCGGGTGGGATTTCGTAGATGTCTTTGCAGCGCTGCAGGATATCCGTGGGGACTGGTCGATACGAACACGCCGAATCGAGCGTGCGGACTACGAAGAAGATCTTACGTGGCTGCTTGGTAAAGCGGACACGTTCTGGGGGTACATCCAAAAGCGACAGATGCCGCCAATGACCTTGAATATTTAAAAATGGAGGGAACGAAATGATTGTGGAGGTAAAGTTTTACCGGGAGAAATCCCAGGCTTACGTCGGCCGTGGATACAGCTACGACACGGAGATGCCGCTGAAAGTCGGAGACCGCGTGATTGTCCCGGCCGCAGGCGGGAAGAACCGGGCAATCGTTACGGCAGTCGACGTGCCGGCCGAGAACATCAACCCTGACTATTTCCCGCTGAAGCAAATCGCAGAATACGACACGCCGGAGGTGACTGTTTAATGGAGACAACCGAGATTCGGATGCTAACAGACCTCGATAAGGCTGTCCCTCAGAGCCTCGATTTCAACTTTGAGGAAGTGAAATCCTGGCTGTCTGAAAACCTCGCAGCGTACAAGACGATGGTCGTCACGGAAGATGCCATCGGCGCGTCAAAGGCCGACAAGGCGAAGATCGCCAAAATCAGCAAGGCGATTTCAGAACAGCGCATTGCGGTCAAGAAACGCTATCTGGAACCGTACAACGACTTCGAAACGAAGATGAAAGAGCTTTCCGGCATGTGCGATGAGGCCGCAAAAAACATCGACGTCCAGGTCAAAGCGTTTGAGGAAAAACGGAAAGCTGAGAAACGCGAGTGGCTGAAAGCCTATTTCAACTCTGTGAACACACATCCGTGGCTCGCCTTTGAACGGATTGAAAACCCGCGCTGGATGAATGTTACCTACGCCATCGAAACAGCTAAGACGGACATCCAGACGGCTGTGAACGCTGTTGCTGATAATGTTGCCACCATTACGGAAACAGGTGGCGAGTTTGAGAGCGAAGTCATGCTTGAATACCAGAAAACGCTCGACCTTGGAACAGCAATGCGGCGTGGCAATGAACTGAATCGCATTAAGAAAGAACGTGAGGCTCGTAAGGCGGAAGAAGAAGCAGCTGAACGTGCGAGACGTGAAGCGCAAGAGGCTCATGAAGCTGCTGTAGCACGGGCGCAGCGAGAACAGGCTGAACGCTATGCGCAGATGAAGCAGGAAGAAGATGCGGCAAAACGAGCCGAAGCGCTTCTGAATGCGGAAAGGCTTCCCGATGTTTCTGAGAAACATGAAAAGGAAGAGCAGCTTCAAGTGCTCGATTTCAGAGTGTACGTCACAAATGAACAGAAACTCAAGCTTCGGGATTGGCTGAATGCCAACGGCATTCGATTCTGCCGCGTACCGAAGTTTGGAGACTGAGAAAGGATGAAATATGAACGCAACAACTAGACTTACTCCGCCTGCACAGAAGCAGACATTTTCAAACGCCATCACGTCCAATGCGATGCAAGAGCTTATACGCAAGTCAATGAAGGACCCGCGGGCTGTAGCCCGATTTACTGCGATGCTGATTCAAGTGGTCAATGCCTCCGATCAGTTGAAGGAATGCGATCCGGGGAGCGTAGTCGCAGCGGCGCTTCGAGGCGAAGGCATGGGCCTGATATTCGGCATTCATTACCATCTTGTCCCGTTCGGGCGGATGTGTAACTTCATCATCTCATATAAGGGCTACATTGCGCTTGCCATTGCTTCAAAGCAGTATAAGGATATCGATTGCATTGATATCCGTGAGGGCGAGTACATTGGACGAGATTCCAGAACCGGAAGGCCAAAATTCGACTTCAACGTTTATGACACAGACGAAGCGCGAGAGGCCGCGCAAGTAATTGGCTATTATGCCTTCTTCGAACTGAAAGACGGGATGTTCCGTCAGGAATTCTGGTCGATGAATAAACTACTGTTCCACGCCGAACGGTATTCGCAGGCATTTAACCGTGAAAAATTTGAAAAATTTGTTGCGGGCGAAATGACCAAAGAGGAAGAAGAAAAAATGCGGAAATCCTCGCCGTGGAACGATGTTGGACAAGGCCAGGACAAAATGTGCAGGAAAACAGTTCTTCGCAGCCTTTTAAACTCCGGTTATGCTCCACTTTCCAATGAACTCCAATATACGATGGACAATGATTATGAGACTGGCGTGATCCCAAACATGCCCATTATCAACGTTGACAAGTCAACTGGAGAAGTGACTGGCGCGGTTTCGACAACTCCTGCTATCACTGCTGCATCGGACGATGAATTCTTCGATGAAACTGCCGTGAGCGCTGAACTTGATCGAAGAAATGATGCCAAGCAGGAAGAAGTACAGGCTCCCGCACCCGTCAAGCGGAAAAAGGCAGCAACCGAAAGCAAGCCGGAAGCAGTCGATACGTCCTACACGGACGATGGCTTTTTCGGATGAGGTGAACGATGAGACCAATCAGCAGTGCGATTATCCAGGACCCCAAAGATCCAAAACGGCAGTGCTGCGAGACCATGCTTATCTGGGGCAAGGTCACGCGGGACGCAAAGATCGAGTCCACAAAGGGGTCAGACAACAAACCTCCCATGCCAAAAGTCACGTTCGGCATTGCCTACGAGGACAAGAAGTTCATGAACGTCCTCGCCATAGGGGACTGCCCGCAAACCAGTATCGCGCAGCGTGTTCGAAAGGGCGATCACGTCTTAATCGCCGGCAGATGGTCAAACAAACAGTACAAAACAAAAGACGGCGAAGACAAGACGTGGGCAGAGCTGAGAATTGAGCAGATCGCCATCCAGAGTGATGGATATCAGTTGGAGATGACGGACCGGCTTTGGACTGCGCTCACGACTGCGATGAGCAAGGGCTACCTTCACACCAGAGGGGAATTTACAAAGGCGTTCAATACGGCATTTGTAGATTCATTCTGGGAACTCTGTCAGGCTATGCAGGGTGAAGAACCGCAGGAAGCGGAAGGTGAAGAATTTGCCGGCGGTGACGACTACGAACTGACAATCTGAGGTCCGCTCCATGGGAAAGGGAATTAGCCTATCTGATCTGCCAGAACCCTACAGACGTCAGGCGGAACAAAAGCTCATACAGGAAATGCAGCGACGGGCAGCTTTGAAACCGAAAACTGAAACTGCAAACCCGGAAAATCCTCGAAAAAAGGAAAAGCCCGCCAAACCGCCAAAACTGCGAAACCAGAAGGTCACTCGCGGAGGCAAGACCTTTGACAGCACGCGGGAGGCGGATCGTTACGACGAGCTTGTACTTCTGGAAAAGCAGGGAATTATTCGAAATTTGGAATGGCAGAAAGAATACCTCCTGATTCCGGCACAGTACAAAACCGTCGAGCAGTACGGGAAACGCGGAACGAGAATCAAAGACAAGCGCATTCTTCTCGAACGGCAGGTGACATATGTTGCCGATTTCGTTTACGAAAAGGATGGAGAGACAGTCGTGGAAGACTCGAAGGGCTACAGGAATCCATCTTCGGCACCTTATGCAAAGTTCGTGTTGAAACGGAAACTGATGCTCTGGATACATGGAATTAGAATTGTTGAAGTTTGAATTGGAGGCAGAAACCGATGGAATTTTTGCGAGAAGACGTGCTGAGATTGGCCGTCGCACCATGGAATAGCATCTACAGAGATGACCAGCCGGTGCGGGTTTCACAGGAGACGCAGGATGAAATCGACTTCTGCCTCCATCATTGTCCATATGCGAATACAGAGTGCTGCGATTGTCTGTCCGGCGGTAAGCCCGAGAAGGCCAGAAAAGGGGCAAGAGAGAAAATCGACGTAGAGCGATTGAAAGAGTTGCTTAGGCTGAAAGTCCCGACTGCCGAGATCTGCGAAGAATTCGGAATCCGGGAAGAGACGCTTTATCGGAAGAAAAAGAAACTGGGGGTGATTTAGGTGATTCATCTTGGTGATATTTGCAAAATCAACGGCGCAGAAATCGAACCTGTCGACTGCATAATTGGTGGTTCACCTTGTTAGACAGGACTTATCCATAGCCGGAAAGCGCAAAGGGCTTGCAGGCGAACGTTCTGGCCTTTTCATGGAACAAATCAGAATTATCAAGGAGATGCGAGAACATGACAGAAAGACCGGACGGACAGGTGAGTTTGTTCGACCAAGATACATGGTATGGGAAAACGTCGTTGGTGCCCAGAGCAGCCAACAAGGCCGTGACTTCGCAGCCGTCCTCGAAGAAGCAATCCGCGTCGCAGAGCCGGAAGCTCCCGATATTCAAGCGCCTGACAAGGGATGGCCAACTTGGGGGGGGGTACAGGGACGTGGACGGACGATGGAGCGTGGCTTGGCGTGTGCTCGACGCGCAATGGTGGGGAGTGCCCCAACGCCGCCGTAGAATCGCGCTTGTCGCAGATTTTGGAGGAACGACCGCGCACGAAATACTCTTTAACACCAAAGGCGTGTATGGGCATCCTGAGACGGGCAGAGAAGCGTGGGAAAGATCTTCCAGAGGCACTGAAGGAGGCACTTCTTGCACAGTCAGAATCAGGGGTGGATGCGACGGAGGCGGAAAAGGAGCTTTAGTCCAGACGGAAAAGAGTGGCACGCTTGGAACTGGAAACGACCAGACGCTTTTCCAAGGAGCAATAACGCCATGGGATACACAGACGAACCGCGTATATGGGCAGGATGCAGTTTTCCCATCGATTTCTGCAAGAGAGACGGCTGGGATGGACAGACAAAGCGTTTTCTGCGTTCCCATCAATGACAAGGCAACCCGCTATTCAGGCGGCGGTGACACCAGAAAAGACGATGGTGCGGGAAACGGACTCGGAGTGGGACACGACGGAGAACCCTCCCCGACGCTCAACGCGGAGTGCGGCGGTAACAAGCCTGCGATTCTGGATATGAGCCACGCCAATGACGTGATTCGTGAATGTGGGGATGTCGTTCCGACGCTGCAAAGCAGGATGAGAACCGGCGGAAATCAAGTGCCGCTGACGTATGCTTGGGAACGCTCCGACAGCCTTTCGGAATCGAATGTTGCGTGTACGCAGAGCGCACGGCAAGGTAAATCTGCAACGGATTTAAGCATACAGCACGGAATTGTGCGCCGCCTCACACCATTGGAATGCGAGAGACTTCAGAATTTCCCAGATGGTTGGACGGATATCGGCGCATGGGAAGATGAAAAGGGGAAACTCCATAAGGAATCCTCAGACAGCGCGCGGTATCGAGCACTCGGAAACTCTATCGCGCTGCCGCCTTGGAAATGGGTCCTGAAACGACTTTGCGCACAGTATGAACGTGATGCAACGTTAGGAAGCTTATTCGACGGCTTGGGCGGCTTCCCCTTAATCTGGATGCAGCTCAACGGATGGAACAGTGTCAAGTGGGCAAGCGAGATTGAACCGTTTTGTATTGCAGTAACGAAACGGCACTTCGGGGATGAAAACAATCCCGGCGATGCTTGGAGGTATTTGATTGGAGCGCAGAAAGATGGCTAAGTACATTCATGCTGGGAGTTTAACTGCATATTTGGATATGGCGTTGATTGAAAACAAATCTTCGCCGACGGCCGGATATGCGCTGCTGAAACTGCATCGGATCATCAACGAGCATCCTGACTATTTCGGCTGCATTACGATTGGGGAGTGCGACGGCTGCCGGTGGAATGGCCGGCACCAGAAATGTTCGTGCTGCCGGAGAAACCCGAGTTTGAAAGACTGCTTTGAGGTTGAGACATGAGAACAGACGATATTATTCACGGACTGCAATGCTGCTATGACACGACCGGGGAACTCGATTGCGAATCGATGTGTCCGTTCGTGAATGTGGAAGGGTGCAGAATCAAACTGCATGAAGCTGCCGCAGAACGACTTGAGTTACTTGCATCAGAAGTAAAACGATTGGAATCTCTTGTACAGCCAATAGGAAAAAACCCGTGCGATGGATGCGACCATGGATGGGGGTCAATCGTAGGATACAAAAACGGGAAAGTGGAGTCAAAGAGCTGTATGGAAGAATGCCAGTTGCTGAAAGAGTATCTGGAGAAACAGAAGGAGGGACGGCCATGCTGCCAATGATGGAATCTGGCTGCTATAACTGCCCAGTCAAGAACTGTACTGCGGCGTATCGTGGCAGCGAATGCGCCGCGAACCGAGCAAAGGTAGGAATCGATACCGACCCGCTAACCAATGGCGAATGCATCAGGCAAGCAGATGACATTCAGCTTGCGGACATTCTGTACCAATCTGTTTCTGGGATAGTAGCAGAGATGCTTCGCCGTCTCGGAATAACCGATTGGGAATGCCCGGACATCCGAGATAAATACGTCGAGTGGCTGCGAAGCCCATGTGACAATAGGAGGCCAAATGAAGACTCTGAATGGCGGGCGGAAACTCACAATCCCGTGTAAAATCGGAGACTACTGTCTGTATGATGCGGGGCTGTGTATCAAAAAGCTTCGGGTCAAAGGGTTCTACTACGGATACCCGGATGGCCTGCGTATAGACCTCGGCGATATTCAGCCGGTCGCATGGGAACGCTCAATCGTCGGATACGAAAAGGCCGAAGATGATGTCATGCAGAGCGAAGAAGCAATCAGAATGAGGAGGCAGCTGGAGTATAGATGAAAACTGAAATCACGAAAATCAAGGGTGACTGGATAGAGGTCGCTTCCGATTGCCGGTCAACGGTCGGCAAGCCGCCGCTCGACCATGAGCCGAGTACGGAATTCAAACGGAAGATCCTCATTGCAGAGCACAGCCCGATTCGGGACATTTCCGTGAAGTGGACATGGCGCGGAATCAAAAGCTGGGTCGCTACCCACTGGAGCAGACACAAGTTCGAGAAGTACATCAAGTCTCAGCGCTCAGACAGAACCGGCATCCCACGCGATAAACTGCCGCAGGACGCGCCTGTTGACTTTACAGGTGACGCAAACGTTCAGGCACTAATCGATACCATGCGGAAACGTTTGTGCCGCCAGTCCTCAACAGAGACGCGACAGTATGCAGAGGACTTTAAGGCAGCGCTCCACGAGATCGAACCTGAAATTGCGGATGTGCTGGTGTGTAACTGTGTCTATCGAGGATTTTGCCCAGAAATGAATCCGTGCGGATTCTGGGATTGGTTCTCTAGGGACATGACGAAGGATGAACTTGTTTCGTGGGAGAGACGTTATGGAAAGTATAATCAGTGGCTCCAAAGAACCAAAAATTGATTTAACAGGATACTCCTTCGGTGAGTTCAAAGTACTAGAAGAAGGTGAACCAAAAATCAGGAATGACGGCCATAAGGTAAGACAGTGGAAGTGCTTGTGCTCATGCGGAAACATACGTTACTTATCCACGCAGGAGATAAAAACGAAAAAACGTAAGAGCTGCGGGTGCAAGCACAACGAATACAGAAGGAAAAATGCAACGATACATGGAGACAGTCATAAACGCCTGCATAACATTTGGAGTGGAATGCGCGCAAGGTGTTACTGCGAAACGGAATATCATTACAAATGGTATGGGGCGCGAGGAATCAAGATGGATGATAAATGGAGAAATGATTACTGCGCGTTCAAAAAATGGGCACTTAACGCGGGGTATTCTCCTGAATTGTCTATCGACAGAATCGATAACGATGGTGATTATACGCCAGATAATTGCAGATGGGTTGACCATAAGACGCAATGCAACAATACCAGAAGAAACCACTATATTGAAGCATTTGGGGAAAAGTTGACTATGTCCCAGTGGGCAGATAAGACGGGAATCCCATACGCTACGATTAAAAGAAGGATTAAACGAGGCTGGAAACCAGAATGTGCCGTTACAAAACCGATTCGGAAACTAAAGAATAGAACGGCAGATATGGTTGCGACGACACACATCCAAGACCGCTACGATGCGTATAATAAATTCTTCTATGAACGGAGGAAATCTGAATGAGCATTCTCATTGAAACTTGCCCTAAATGCGGTGCAGAACTGCAGAATATCGTGATCGCTACGTTCCCGCCGATTCCGCAGAAGAAGTGTTTCAACTGCGGATGGAGCTGGGAAGGGAAGCCCGAGAAGGTTGAGTACAGGCCGTTTGAGGAAGCCGCTGAAGAGAAAGACCAATGTCGGTAAATGTGCAGTTTGTCTGCCCGGTGTGCGGGAAGCGTGTGACGCGAATCAGGGAACCCGGACAAAAAAGTTATTTCTGTAGTCAGACTTGCTTCAATTTCGCGCGGCGCAACGGAATGTGGGGCCAGCGGAAAGAAACCAGCTTGCCGGGCGACTTGGCACATGAGAAGGTCACGATAAAAATTACGAAGGATATCCCGATTTTTCAGCAGATGCGGCCGAAAATCGGTGCGCTGTATGCAGCGGAAAAATACGACGGAAAGTACCCAGGATACGTTATCAACGTCAACGGGTACAGGGTAAACATTCGGTGGAACGAATGCGTGGAGGTGAAGGAATGAGCCAAGCAGTGCTCATCAGCATCAGACCAAAGTGGTGCTCGAAAATTGCCAATGGTGAAAAGACTATCGAGGTGCGAAAGACTCGCCCAAAGTTGCAAACGCCGTTCAAGGTGTACATCTACTGCACACATGGACCTGACATGCTTTGGATATTGCATCCAGAAGACAGAAAACTGTTTCCTGAAAAACCAACAGCCGTTTTTACCGCGAAGGATGCGTGCGGGCTATATCCGGGAAATGGCAAGGTCATTGGTGAGTTCACCTGCGACCGGATTTATGAGCTTGCGCCCCTCAACCATGCGCCGGATGACGTAGAAAAGCAAGCCTGCCTGACACGGGAAGAAATTGTGAACTACCTAAAGGGAACCGGCTACGGCTGGCATATTTCGGACTTCAAACTCTACGATAAGCCGCTGCCGCTCAACACCTTCAAAAAGTGGTTTCGGGAGTGCGCGTATTCAGATCTCGGGTTTGCCATCCCGGACTGCGAGAAATGCACGGACTCTGGATGCTTTGTACAGAAGCCGCCGCAGTCATGGTTCTTTGTGGAGGAATTGAAATGAGCGGTTTTTGCAGCAATAAAAACATGCCGTGTGTGTACGCGGCGGACCTTGGACAGTGCCAAATCACTGCCTGCGCCAAGCAATATGCGGATTTTCGCCGCAGCCCAGAAGATATGCCTTGCAAGACGCTTATCCGGTGTAGATGTGGAAACATCATCGCCGGGTACGAGGGATATCTGCTGACCGTTTCGCGGAAAGGGAGAGTCGTCACGTTTTCTGCCAACAACGCAGATATAACGGTCATGTGTGAAAAATGCGGGCGAACAACGAGAATTTTGATCGATGGGGCAAATATATATCATGTGGAGGAAGACATATGACAATTAAAGTCGGGGACTATGTGGAAAGTTTACACGGGATGGTCGGTGTAGTAAAAACAGTTGGGAAAACAGTGCCTGTTGACGGCAAGGAGCAATTCGCCTTCGATTGGGAAATCACGCGCCCGTCCATCGGAAGCGGCGGCCGTGGCTTCTTTGCTGGAAGCGAATCCGATTTGTGGCGGCACTACCGTCAAATTGGCATGTATCACAACCCGTTCCGGAAAGAGAGAATGACAAAGCAGAGCATCAAACCGATTGAATTCGGAAAGATTGAAAAAGCAAGAGCAACAAAGGTGACGATTTCAACAGACGGGGATGTAAAAACTGAACGCGGTGAATTTGATATACTGAAACGCACAAAATTAACGGTCACAGATCTTGCAGTCAAAATCAACGAAATCATCAACTATCTGAATGCGGAGGAATGTTAATGGAGCATATTGTACAGTTTGGCATCAACATCGATGACGAGTCGATCAAGCGTACCGTAATGGAAAGCGGCGTTAAGACTATCGAAGCACAGATCAAGCAGGCAATCATCAATAAAGTTTTCACAACATACCGATACGGAAATGCGAATCCTGCCAGTGATCCGTTATCTACATGGGCGCAGAATCTCGTAGCGGACACGCTTGCAGAGAACCGAGATGCGATTATCAACCAAGCAGCGGCAATCCTTGCGGAAAAAATGGCAAAGAGCACGAAAGTCCGAGAAGCGGTCATTGCAAAGACGGCAGAATGAGACACGTCAGGATTGTAGCGTTCCCACCGTTTGAATCCGAATGGAGTGTGATGCCATACTTCTGCGAGACGGAACATAAAACCGGCGACATTGTGAAGATAACACCGAAGGAATGTGGAGAGCTGGAATATATTTTCACCGACGAATCTCATGATGTAGTATATCCGGCTGAAGGACCCATTCCGGAAGAAACCGATAGCTTTCCGGCAGGAAAATACCACAAGGTATTTTGCTTGGATGAGATTTCATTGATGTGCAGCAATATTCCCCTCAAACTGGATGGTTTCATTGAGAGACACATTGATGGGGCATACATGTACGAAAACAGGAAATGGGGGCTACTGTGGTGGTAGATTTCATGTGTGCGCGTATCTGCGATAATCTGCAGCTTGAACTTCACAAGGACGTGCTGCGGGCAATAATCGAGCAGGATGAGTTCTACCGAGTATTGGGGAACTTCTCCGTGGAGATCATGGGCGTTGCACCTGATACCGGCGCTTTCATCCTCAAATTCCACGACAAGGACAAGCAGCACGCGAAAACGGTCTGCGATAGCGAAGTCGTGGAAGTAACACCGTCGGATATGTTTAACCTCGATTTGCAGAACAGGTTCCGAAATGTCGGCCCATATGAGGTGGAATCCAGCAATCCGAACTGGACAAGGGGGGGAAACAAACCAGTGGTAACAATCTATGGTTATAGCGACGATACGGTCGAAATCGAAAACAGCAACTACAATGATGGTAGTATTGACTGCTTCGACAAGGATGTACGGTTGTGGTTTAACGACGGAACAATCATCCGCATCGGTTACTGCAAGAAAAATCTCGGCGTCTGGTACATCGTTAGAGAACATGTCGGAACGGCAGAGCAGACACTTTTGGTCTGCGAGGATGAAGATGCAGATCCGTACAGCGATGTCTTTTGCATCAACGCGGAAATCGAACGGCATGAGGTGCTGGGAGGGAATTTTGGAGAGATTAACATTACGGAGCAGTGAAACAAGCCACGAAAACGGCGTATGCTGCACACATTTCAAAAGCAAGGAATGCCTAGAAGCCGGTGGGAATTGTGCATATGGCTGCAAGTGGGAAGAAGCTGCATGGGAGCGACTTGCAGACTACGAAGATAGCCTCATGTCACCAGAGCAATGCGCAGACTCCATGCGCCTAACTGGCCTGCTCCGACAACGCGGAGTCACGGTTGAGCGGGTGGTTGAACTGATCGAGGCTGACAAAACTGGTAAGATCATTGACATGCCTTGCAAACCGGGCGACAAACTGTTTGTCCTGACAACAGACAGTTTGGGTGGAATCGAGGAAACAAAGTGCAAACGCATCATGATCTGCCGCGCTTCCGATTGGTTGTATGCGAAGGTCGTTGCGCCGTGCGTCTATGATGATTGGGGTGGCGCGCATTGGGAGTTCACAGAGGAAGATTTCGGAACAAAAGTGTTCTTAAATCAGGAAGACGCCGAAAAGGCCAGGAGGAAAAATGAACTGTGGAGTAAAGGAATGTCCTTTTATTCGGAGCGGTGAGTGCGAAGTACCGCCGTGCGAAACGTGCTTCCTTCCATGCAAAGCGAGGGAAGAACATGATTGATCTCAAGTGCTGCCCATTCTGCGGAGGGAAAGCTGTGATGATAAGTGAACCATACACGCACAATCGATTCCTTGTGGCCTGTAAAAATCGCGGGGACGTGTGCAAATGCGAACCATGTACAAACTGGTTCGACACACCGGAAGAAGCTGCGGAAGTGTGGAATAGGAGGGAAAATGAACGATCTTAAAGGCTGCCCGTTCTGCGGTGGAGAAGTCGAGGAACGGGGTGGAACCTGCAACTATGGAAAAAAGGTCATGACGCTGGATGTAAAATGCCAGAAGTGCGAAACGACATTTAAGTTTAAGCACAAATGGTCGCTTAACCCATACGTCGAAACCGTGGATGCGTGGAACCGGAGGTACGATGATGGAACAAATTCGTAGTTGCCCGTTCTGCGGCGGGCGCGGGCGGGTGAGTTTCAAGGATGCTCGCTTCGCAGGTCAGAATTACAGAGGCGACAAGAAAATTGTGTACCGCGTACAAATCATTTGCAACCGGTGCGCCAGCCGGGGCAAGCCTATCAGAACGGAGCCGTTGATTAACCCTAATCCGTATGGCTGTGCATGGGGACCGACATATGACGCGAAATCTCCAGTATGCCAAAGGCAGACGGAGCTTTTCGCACCATACGTTGAAGCGGCTATCCGTGCGTGGAATGAGAGGTATGTAGATGGAGCAACCGAGTAACTGCCCATTTTGCCACAAGTGCTCTGTGGATTGGCCGGTGTATCTTGATGAGATACACCAGTTTAATGCAGACATATACCCAGAAGTGATGTATCAATGCCGCTGTACATACTGCTGGGCAAATGGACCGATAAAAGGTACGAAGCGTGCAGCTATCAAAGCTTGGAATAGGAGGAACGAAAATGGTTGAAAATCGAGTGTGTTTTACCGTCCGAGGAGAGTTCGGAGCGCAGATGAGTTTCGAGTCAGAAAACACGATCCCGTATGAAGCTCTGTGCAAGTGTGTCAACAAAGATACGCTGATAGAGCTGATGTGCCTTGACGTAGCCGGCTATACCGGCGACGATATTCAGTTCATCACGCCGGAAGAATATGACGAGCGCTTTGGAGATGACGAAGATGGTTGACTGCTGTGCGACCTGCGCATTCCACGAATGCCAGAAGGGGTATCTCTATCCGCACCGGTGCAAAAAGCACAAAGGCGAGCGCTTTTCGGAAGTCGAGTGGCGACGCATCGTGTATAGCCTGTACAAATGCGGCGAGTTCAAAAGCATTGACGCTGTCAGTGATGTAGCGGACAGAGAACGTGAACATGAACGATGCCACTAAAATTGTCATGGAGGACGAAATGATGGACCTGGAATCAGTTTTAAATGAAATCAAGGCAATGTCGCAGGAACAGTTCGACGCTATGATGGAGGAAGTGCGTGCAATGTCAGAACCACCATATGATGAGACTGTCAATGAAGAACCTGCAGTTGCGCCGATGAATCAGGCTGATATCAGCGAGAATAGCCGGTACAAGGAACTGAAAGTGAACCCATGCGCATACGGCGTCCATTTTTCTGCCGTCATGGATGACGAAGACGGTAGCATTGTCGTTTTCGGAGAAGGTGGATGGGCGATGTGGTACATCGACTACCCGATGGGCACGGCAAACTGGATCGTCACGGACGAGTGCAAGCCGGGTGTGCAGCGGTATTGGAAGACATGCTCGAAATGTGGACAGAAAAAATGGTTCTTCAACTATATCGACGCACGGAATCTGAAACAAAGGTATCCGCTCTGCGAGTGCGGGGCGAAGATCATTGGTGTGGAAGAAAGGTTTGAATTTGAATGACACTGCGCGAGGCAATTAAACAGTATGCTGGGTTCCCACCGAAAGAAAACTTTGACTTTCCGGTAGAAAGCATTGGGCCGTACATCATTGGCATTGCGTCAAACTACAAGCGGACGGAAAATAGGCAGACATTCACAGTGAAATGCCGATACGGTGTCAATACATTCAGCGACCCACTCGGACGTGTCTGCTTCAAACAGGGGCTACCAGGGCGATTGTACAAAGCAAAAATTGACGTAACTGCGATGCTGGATGATGACAACGCGATTGATCCAAATAAAGACGGCAGGTTTGTTGCAACCGATAATGTTACTGACAAGCTACAAATTGAGAAAATTGAAGTCGGCCCCATTTCACTTGTTGCGGTATTCGACGGGAAGGAGATTGACAACACATGGATAGGTACATAAACGCGACCAAACTGATTGTAACACTAGAAGGTGCAATCGAGAGGGCGGAACGCGAAGAACCAGCAGGAATCGAGAAGCTTTTGGCTGTAATGTCGATGAAATACGCGAAACGGCTGCTCGAAGAAGCGTCCAAAACGGAGGATGAACGTGGATAAATACGTTAATGCAACGCACATCATTGAGGGAATCAACAAAGCACTTGACTCCCTACGGCGAGAAGATGGAAGCCTGCCGGACACGGGGGATGTCGATGAATTGCTCCGTTTCAAGAGAATGCTGAAACTCGCACCGGAAGTCCCAATTAAGGACTATCGGCCAGAGAATGCGCCATTTGTGACGTTCAACGGCAATCCCGTTGGACTTCTGAAAAGCATACGGCCCGATATTACTGAAATTGTAATTTCGACCAGCTACTGCGGGTGCGAGTTTGTAAACGGTGAACTTGCATCAGTGGAAATTCTGAAAGAACCGTTGGACAAATGGGAGGAACGATATGGTAAAGCTATCGACGATTCAAAAGCACAATAACCTGAACACGATTTACCGCAGCGCAGAAAAAGGTCCCGGTGGCGGATATCACAGCTACACGGTCATGGATGCAGACGGGACAAAAGTGGTGGCGCAAATCGAATTCCAAAAAGGCGCACGAAATGACCCGAATGCGCGTCATGGCGTTTTGGATGCTGACCTTTTGGAAATCGTGCGTGATAGGCTGACGGCCTTCAACAAAGGAGAATTTGCCACGCGGGAGAACGCCTGCGCAATCACGCATATTGAAGAAGCCCTCATGTGGATGGCGAAGCGCGCCGATGACCGGGCGGAGCGCGGTGTGCTCGGGACATACAACAAGTGAGGGGCATATGGCAAACCTTAAAGACTTTTCGTTTGAGAAAATCCATCATGGAGACAAGGTTTTGCACAAGGAACTCGGAATCGGAGAAGTCCTGGGAATCTGCAAGCCATCGGTGCAGATATTCTTCCCTGATATGTGCGGAGGAACATTCATGGATCTCAAGTACAAAAACGGATGGAACCTAGAAAACACCGGAATCGAGTTTATCGGGGAATTCAGGAGGGAGAAACTGGGCGTGGAAGACAAACAAGGGATGACGTGGGCGCAGTTCTTGAAAAATCCGGGACCGTTCTGCTGGGAGAACGTTATGACGGGGATGGTCGTAAATCACAAAGAACATGGATACGGCGTGGTCATATCAACGAACACCGTATCAGGCACGACGGTCCAATTCGAATACGGATGCTACGAGGCATTCAAAGGGGATTCCTACAAGGACTTCACGAAGATTGGACCATGGACGGAGGAAGCCTTGAAATGAAAACTGTCTTCGTGTGCAACACACTCACCGGTGGCATCTATGAGGTGAAAAAAGGGTTTGGCATCGACGAGACGAGCATCCGACAGATTCAAAAACGTGCGAAAGCGCGCGGAGAAGAATATATGGCTGTTGTACTTCCAGGCGATGTAAAGCATGATAATATCGAGAAATTAGCCAATGCCGTTGCGGATTGGAGACGATTTCAAGATACCAGACTCCCAGAATGCGTGTATGGAACACCAGAAGCGATTGAAATCCTGACGGCTGGAATGGAGAAACCGGATGGCGAAACATAACCAACAATGGCGCGATGCCAGATGGAAGCAGAAAGAACGTCAGAGGGACGCTGAAAGCAAGCGACGGGAATGGGAACTGTCAGAATTTGCACGGCAGGCGGACGAAGCGCTTGAGCATATGCGGCAATTCTCCGATTGGGCGGAGCCGATGATAGAAAGACTTGATTTTTTGAAGGAAATCGGGCCGGGAGTCAACTTCGCGGAGATACTGGAAGGAACCAAGTACAGATTCGTTTCGCAGAAGTACAACGGCGATGGGACATATGATGTCACGTTCGAGGTAGACGTGCTGAGCAATGACAGCAAACACGAAAAGATCGGCGTGCTGACGGCAACTGCTTTGCGCGTGTCGTATATCGCTGGGAGGTTGGAAATACATGGACGATACTGAGAAATTTGAAGACTTCTACGCAAATGCAGAACGCCGCATCCGAGAACTTAACAAGAAACGCGACGATGCAATGAACGAAACACCACAGCATATTTACGCGAAAATCGGCGAACTGATTGGGACACTCACCTTAGATGGCGAAGAGTATCCGGTGAAGGGACTATCGGATAAAACCGCGCAGCTTCTTCCCAGAACGGTTTGCCCAAACTGTGGCGCACCACATTCACCATGGGAATCTAAATGCGAATACTGTGGTGGGTACTTTGTTCTGGAATCGCCTGTGTCGGAGACTCAACTAAAAGTTGAACCTTACGCGGTTACGCAATGGGACGGCGAAAAATTTGTTAGCAAAGTTGTGAACCCAATGGAAATGGTTTAATCAAAAAAGCTCCCAACAAAAAATATCATTGGATAGAAAGACCTGCTAAGAAAAGTCAAGTAGAAATTTCAAGGTAATGCGGTGTGCAAAAAGGCCGCACCAAACCAAGCCGCTTCGCGTCTCAAATTGAAACGGCGGCCAGCCAATGCCTTTATGGCGAGATCAGGCGGTGTGTTCCAACGACTCCAAATAGGCTTTTACAGTGGCGTAGTAGATCCGCAGAAACTTGTTGGCGGAGGCCATCATGTAGACGCGGTAGGGCTTACCCTCGGCGCGTTTCTTGTCCATGAACTGGTAGACCGGTTCAT